TTTTGTATAAGCACTTTAACAAGCTTCAAAAGAAAGCTTTCATCGTTCCTGTGTATCATTTGTATAAATATGTCAATCTGTACAATGGATTCAAAAAAGGTGCAAATATATCCACTATTGCGCAGTTGAATACTAGTAAAGATTTGTTGAATGAAGTGTATAATGACAAGCTGTACAACCTCCTCCCTGTTGTAAATGCTCTTGGCAAGTCTCCCAAAGAGTTGAAAGACATTTACGGTAAGTCTTGGAAGAATGTCACAAAGAACAGTGTGACAAAGAATAAGCTGCTTGTTAATCATTACAGATATGGCAAGGATGAAAAACGAAAAGAACTTTTTGAAGCTGACATTCCTTCGACACTTCTGAAATACTCTAATGAGTTTCCTATTCAATCTCTTATTTATTTGAAAGAGCATTTCAAAGGACAGTGGAAAAACTATGATGAAATGAAAAAATGGGTAAACATCTTCACCGACAGTTCTAGGTTGGCTGAGAAGCTGGACAAAAAGTTTAATCCTAAATGGAGTCCTCGTAGGATGAAGGAAGAACACGATAGGATGTCTAAAGAGCTTGCTGCTCGCAGGTATTCCCCCATCCCTTTTGAATGGACTAAAGAGCTTCCTAGAGTGATTGAGCACGAAGGGTATGTTGCGACAATACTTGATTCTCGTTTCCTGATTGCTGAAGAGGGTAATCACATGGGGCATTGTGTTGCAGGATATGCCGACTGGAGTGCTAATGGAGATTATTTAGTTTACAGTGTCACGAAGGATGGGGAACGTTCTAGTACGATTGGACTAAATATGAGGGCACACACTACTCGTTATTTAAATAATATTTCAAATACGATGCGTGAAGAATTAGCGGGTTGGTCTTTACAACAACACTACGGACGCTTCAACGCTTCTTTGAAAGTGGAAGCAGAGAAAGAAATTGGAAAGCTTGTTGTAGAAGCCCTCAATAATCGAATGAAAGAGAAACAAGAATGTACGCACTAATCTCCCTACTCTGTCTCATCCTAGTGGCATGTGGACTTGGCACCTACCATCTTTCCCGTCTAGAAGGATGGCGAGAGCCATCCACCTTGCACTTTTCAATCTTCTGTGTTATAATCTTACTTTATATAGGGAGTTTGCTGCTATGACAGGCTTTAGTGTTATTTGTTGTATGTTCATCATATTGGCTGGAGTGGCATTTATTGCTGACATCTTTGACTGTTCTGAAGGAGACAATGTGAAAGCTGTAAAATACTCTGTGGGGATTCTCGCCACTGTTGCCCTTTGTGTTGCTGTCATCTTGGGTTATTTTCCTTAGGAGTGTAAAATGTATGCATATATTCTTGTGGCATTTCTTCAAACAAACCCTTATCCTGTTGTAGCCTTCCTCGATCAATTCACAACAAAGAAAGAGTGTATGGCTGCTGTAGAGGAGTTTAAGCCCAATGTGCCGAAAGAGAAACAAGATGATTTGATGTGTATTCAAATTGTGTTGCAGGACAAGGTGAGGGATATTTAAGTGGTAACAATTAGAGATAAAATTGAAACATCTCTTGTGCAATATTTAGAAAAGCCTTACAGAACATGGCCGAGCAAAGTGTATTTAGGCGAGGAAGAGTGTTTGGAATTGGATAAGTTTTACGGTGGAATAATGCAAGAGATATTTCACATTGAAATTATTATGGTGTTGAAGAGAAACTATTTGGAAATGGGAGATTAAATGAACAAACAACAAATTATTAGTGCTGTACAATCGATGATTGACCAAGGCCGACAGGTCATCAGTGTTCGACATGAAATTGTGGCAGAATTTAAACGAATTAAAAAGGAAGCAGATGAATGTGGTGCTCTGGAAGCGGAGTATATCTATCACAATCTGAAAGAAAAAGAACGGGAAGCTCTGCGGACAGCCGTGCGTAATCAGAAAGCTCTGAAGATTATTCTGAAGGAATTGCAAAATTCCGATGTGAGTTTCTGATGAGTAGAGATGGTGATATTGTCTGGTCAACAGACGGAGAATCTTACAATCACGATACAATGTATGAGGCTCTGGAAGCACAATTTTCATACATTAATGGTGAATATATTCCTGCACAAGTAGGTGATACGCTGTATTATGGCACTGCTGTAGCTCTTGACGTAACAAAGCTTGTTGATTCAGGAGACATCATTGAAATGCTCGGTGAGCGTGCTTGGGACTTTGCGGGGGAATGGGCAGAAGATTTCCCAGATGTTTCTAAAGAAGAACGTAATGAGTTGGATGATTTTCTCAAGAGTTGGTTTGAAAAATATTGCAAACCTACATTCTACAGTGTGAAAGATATCAAAGAATACACCATTACTGAGGAAGATATTCGGGAGTTGAACGATGAAAATATTCTTCAAGAGTAAAGACGGTGGCTCTGAGTCTAACGTCACAGGATGGTGGCTCATTGAGGCTAAATCTCTGTTCTCTATTGTGTTGCTGCGATTTGATAAGGGGAGCAGAGAAGCTTTTCACAATCATGCGTTTAATGCTGTGTCATGGGTGTTGAGTGGTGGTTTGGTAGAAGTAGTCAAAGATGATATGAATTATGATGTAACAACTTTTAAACCTTCTTTGAAGCCTGTCTACACCACTCGTGAGCGTATGCACAAAGTGTTTGGTGTAGCGGAGAAAACATGGGTGTTAAGCTTCCGTGGCAGATGGAGCAAGACATGGAAAGAGTATTTGCCAAACGAAGAGAAAGAAATTACACTGTCGAGTGGAAGGGTTATAATTAATGATTAAATCAATTTGGAGCACTCCAGAAGCGGAAGCTTGGGCGAGGAACTTCCGATATGAGGATTATTTGAGGATTCATGAAACTATGTGTCTAAGTGCTAACCCTGTGAGTGAGCAGATGTACAGGGAATTGTGCTTTGTGTTTGAACAAGAGATGTGCAGAGATATTGGGGGATAGTAATGGGAGGCGCAGCACTCAAGAATTGCACAACACGACGATATCAGGCAGAAGAATACCATCAGCTTGAGCAGGAAGTGCTTGATATCATCTCAAACAATTTTCCTTTTGATTCTGTATCCACTATCAAAGCATATACCTTGAAAGAGTCATTTGGTGACATGGATGTTCTGGCTTGCACTGATAAATATGACCCTTGCAACATTGAGGACAAACTAATCCGATTGTTCAACACAAAGGAAGTTGTCAAAAACGGTAACGTTGTTTCTTTTGAATACAAACAATTTCAAATTGATCTAATTTTAACTAGGCCAGCGGATTATGTGAGTTCTCAGCAGTATTTTGCCTACAATGACTTGGGCAACCTCATTGGTCGTGTAGCTCACTCCATGGGACTCAAGTTAGGGCATGACGGCCTGACATACAAATTCTATGCAGACAAGACACAAGTGTTCCGTGAAATCACTCTGTTGAAAGATTGGGAGCAGATTCTTCCTGTGCTTGGCTATTCTTGGGAACGTTATCAACAAGGCTTTGATACACTGGAAGATATTTTCAAGTTTGTTGTTTCAAGCCCGTTCTTCAACAAGAGCATTTATGCTCTGGAGAATCGTAATCATGCTGCTAGGACGAGAGACGCAAAGCGGCTCACTTATACGAGTTTCTTGGAGTGGCTGGAGAATTACAATGAAACTGAGGTTCAAAAATTCCACAGAGAGTGGTTTGTAAAGAACGACTGTGATAAAATCGTATGGACAGATTACTTGTTCGGTATGATTCCTAACTTCTACCCTCAATATGAGCAAGCTGAAAAAGACTTAGCTTTTCATCAGGAGTTCAAAAGGCGTTATAATGGAGAACTTGTAGCAGGTTGGACAGGTTTACAAGGCAAGGAGCTTGGTGCATTTATGTCTTACGTAAAGCAGGAGAAAACTGAGGAACGTCTTAAGAAAGATATTGTCACACTCAATCCTGTGTTAGTGGAAAGGATGGTGAAATATTACTTTGAAAAGTGGAAAGAAACTATCGGAGGGCTGATTGGCAGAATATAAAAGTGCTTGTCCTAGATGTGTTAAAAACGGCAGGGATAATTCCGGTGATAACTTAGTTAATTATGGCGAAGGTAACGGTAGCTATTGTTGGAGTTGTGGGTATACCCTCCTCTCAGATGCTCGTAAAGAAGAATTGGGGATTGATAATGATGAAGAAGAACAGGAGGAAGTGTTGACGAAAGAAAAAATTACTGCTGAAGAGAATGAGAAGCTAAAAGGGTATACTTCAACTAGGTGTGGAGGTTGGAGAGGTATTAAAGATGAAACAAACACTGCCTACGGTGTTCGATATGAAGCAAGTACCTCCACAGGGGAAATTGTAAAGCAATACGTACCAACTACCATCAATGGCGAGCTATCTGGTTATAAAGTTCGCACTCTTCCAAAGTCCTTCGATACTCCAATTGGCATCACAGGTAAAGATTGCGACCTCATTGGGCAATTTCGTTACAAGAATGGTGGCAAAACCTTGCTCATTGTTGGTGGTGAAGTGGATATGCTGAGTGCAGAGCAAATGTTGAGAGAGAGTCAAGTGTCACGAGGTTATGGAGACTACGAGACATTTGCCGTTGTTAGCCCGTCTGTTGGTGAGTCCGGTGCACACAAACAAATCCAGAACCAATATGAGTGGCTGACAAAGTGGGACAAGATTATTGTGGGGTTAGACTCAGACGAAGCGGGTAAAGAGGCTACGGAGAGGATTATGAAGGTGCTCCCCCGTGGCAAGGGTTTTATTGCAGAATGGAGTATGAAAGACCCCAATGACATGCTTCAGAAAGGAAAGGCCAAAAAATTTGTTGACGAAGTTTGGAAGGCGAAGCCTTGGACTCCTTCAGGTATTGTGAGTAGTGATACAATTTATGATGAGATTGTTGAAAGAAGCAAGCAAGAAAAACTCCCATTTCCCCCTATGTTGAACAAATTAAACCGCATGCTGGCTGGAGGAATCAACTATGGATATATTGTAAATATTCTTGCTGGCTCTGGTAGCGGCAAAAGCTCTTTAGTGAATCAATGTGTAGCTTATTGGATGGAAGAGTGTGATGAACCTGTTCTTGTGGCTTCTTTAGAAGCTGAAGCTGCGGAATTTGGAGAAAATCTTCTGAGTTACCGAATGGGGAAAAAGATATCCATGATGCAGGATCAAGAAGAGAAAATTGCTTTTGTGGGTAGTAAAGAGGCTGAAGAAGTGGCAAAGAATCTTTTCACACGACCTGACGGCAAACCTAGAATTTATTTACTAGACGACAGGGGGGACTACAGTAAATTACAAGAAAAAATTGAAGAGGTTGTTGTTTCTTGTGGTGTACGTATTTGTGTAATTGATGTTATCTCAGATGTTTTTGCTGGTATGTCCATTGAGCAGATTGATTTGTGGATGGCATGGGAAAAGAAATTAGTTAAGCAATACAACTGCATTTTGATTCAAGTGGCTCACACTAGGAAAAGTGGCAGTGGCGAAAAGTCAGCAAGCCAAGGTAAATTCTTGACTGAAGAGTCTATTATTGGGTCTGGTACACAATACCGCAGTGCAGGTATTAACATCGCCCTACAAAGGGATAAGACAGCAGAGGATATCATGGTGAGGAATACTACCATTGTTCACTTGCTCAAGTCCCGTGCAACCGGCGTTACTGGTGTTGCTTGTGAGTTGTTCTACGATGGGGAGAGTCACGTACTCTATGATAAAGAAGATTGGCTCTTGTCCAATCCTATGATATAATGAGAAAACCTGCTAAACCAATTACAGAAGAACATCTTTCTTATTTTGTGTATGATGAGTCCTCTCCTAGTTGTTTGCGGTGGAAAGACACAAGATATGCAACTTTTAAGCTTGCTTGCGAATTCAGGAATAAGAAACTGGAAGAGTTAATTGCGGAAGGTGTTTCATACACTGAACGTCATGGATTATAAGGAAACTAATGGGTATTTTTGCTGCTGATATTGAAACGAGTGGGTTGATTGATGATATGATGCGGCAGGAAAACCCTAGACTGCACAACCTCGGCCTGATTGCTGTAGATACAGAGAAAGAAAAACTCTTTGAAGGTATCCAGAAGAAGGAGATTCAAGAGTTTTTCAACACTGGGCCTACACTCATTATGCACAATGGCAAGCTGTTTGATGCGGAAGCTCTTGCCTTTCTAGGATATGATGTAAGTAAGGTGAAGGTGATTGACACTCTCCCCCTTAGCTGGTATTTAGAGCCACAACGTTTGAAGCATGGCCTAGCTGAGTGGGGAGAGTTTTTTGGAGTACCTAAGCCAGTTATTGAGGATTGGGAGAATCAAACCCAAGAGGAATACAACCATCGTGTGATGGAAGACTGTAAGATTCAAGTGAAACTGTGGCACTATCTCGTAAAGAAATTGCAAGTGTTGTACGGGAAAGAAGAAGGCTCCTATGACAAGCTGATTGCCTACATGATGTGGAAGATGGATGAGCTTGTTATTCAACAGCGTAATCGCTGGAAGCTGGATGTTCCTGAGGCAGAGAAGCTACAAGCAAAACTGGAAGAAGAAGTGGCAGAGAAAACTGTCAAGCTGATTGAAGTGATGCCGCAAGTGCCGGTATATGTTGTAAAGTCTCGCCCTGCAAAGCCATTCAAAAAGAATGGGGATTTGTCCTCGCACGGAGAGAAGTGGAAAGAATTGACAGAATCTTTAGGATTGCCTTTTGAGCACACTGAGGATATTAAAGTTGTTAAGGAAATGATTCAGGGCAATCCTGCTTCGCATGTGCAAATGAAAGCGTGGCTTGATTCTCTTGGTTGGGAACCTGAGACATTTAAGTTTGTAAAAGAGGATGATGGCAGCATGAGACAAATCCCTCAGATTAATTTGAAGGGAGGGGAGATTTGCCAGAGTGTGAAGGATTTGATTCCTAAGTGTGCTGGTATTGAGCACATTGCAGGACTAGGTATTTTGAATCATCGTGTGAGCGTTGTTAAGGGGTTCCTGAGGGATGCTGTCAATGGGGAGCTTACGGCCCGTGCTAGCGGCTTTACAAACACCCTGCGGCTTACACACAAAGAGTGTGTCAATCTGCCATCCCTTCGTGTAAAATACGGCAAGGAGCTTCGTGGATTGCTGATGGCAAGACCAAAGAAGGTTTTGTTAGGTTCCGATTTGTCCTCTTTGGAAGATAGACTTAAACACCATTTTCAATGGAAGCTAGACCCTGAATATGTTAAAACACAAATGTCCAAGGGGTTTGATCCCCACTTGACAATTGCAGTGATTGCAGGGTTGTTGTCTCAGGAGGATGCTGAGTGGTATGTCTGGTACAAGGGTCAAGAGGTACACAATGATGTTGATGACACAAGATTTAAGAGGCTTGACGAAATTCGTGCAACAGGTAAATCTACCAACTATGCCTGTCAGTATGGCGCAGGGGTAAAGACTATTGCACGTACAGCGAAAGTGAGTGAGAAGATTGCTAAAAAGCTTCATGCTGCATATCACAAGATGAATTGGTCTATTGCTAAAATCGCTTCGATGACTCTTGTAAAGAAAACTGATTTCGGAATGTGGCAGAAGAACCCTATCAATGGTATGTGGTATTCGCTGCGCGAAGAGAAGGATAGGTTCTCTACATTGATTCAAGGTACTGGTGCTTACATTCTAGACATTTGGCTCTATCATGCCAAGAGGCTTGCAGAGAAACGTAATTTAGATTTTAACCTTCTGGGGCAATTCCATGATGAGAAGATTCTTGAATTGGATGAAGACCAAAAGGATGCCTACCACAATCTTGTTGCTGATGCCATGCAAGCTGTAAACAATCAATTGAAACTTAACCGAGAGCTTGCTTGCGATATTAAATTTGGCAAGAAGTATTCGGATATTCACTAAGGAAACTAAATGAACCAAAACTTATTTGCATACACCGAAACACCATATCTAACTTACCCTGCATATATTTCTCTGAACAAACGAAACGGTAAGTATTATCTGTCTGTACGTTCTTCTGACACTTCTGAGACATCTGTTGTAGAGATTCCTTTCTTGGAACTGTTGAAGCTAGGTACAGCTTGTCGCCGGATTTCTTTTGAAAGTGACGAAGAATGAAAGTAAAAGACCTGATTAAAGCATTGAAACAATGTGATCAAAACCTAGAAGTGTATGCCTTCACCGATCATGGACAGTGGATGGAGCGAGTAATGTCACCGTCTGTTGTTTACTTTGACCCGAGAGAAGCTGATACATACTTTACCGATGAAGAAGAGGCACTTGAAAATGGATACAGACAAAAAGCAATTCTACTCTGACACAGACGACGACTATGTTTACACAGGGCATGGACGATTCCCCTTTCAGTACATCCCTCGTAAATTCTTAGAGGAACAAAATGACGAATCCTCCACATAACCACACACTAACAGCCTTCGATCAAGCTCTACAACAGTATGGTGTAGCTTGTTGGGCATACTACACAGCAGCAAGCGGAGGTAGTTTGTGCCATGCTCTTGAAGAATACAGAGAACAGATGTTGACAGAGCGTGAGAATCTGCTACAATACGTTATGGACAATTTCATTAGGAAACCACAATGAGTAAGATGTTACATTTTCAGGAGAACAAACAAGGCAAGGATTACGTTGCAGGAGATGTTCATGGTTGCTTCCGTAAACTTGAAAAAGAACTGAAAGAGATTGGCTTTGATGAAGCCGTTGACAGGCTGTTTGTTGTAGGTGACTTGGTAGACCGTGGCCCGAACAGTGAAGAAGTTCTTTATTGGCTTGCAAAGCCTTGGTTTCACTCTGTACGAGGTAATCATGAACAAATGGCTATCGACTTCATCAAGTACCCTCGTGACCGATCTATTTACGCCTACAACGGTGGGCAATGGTTCCTTGATATTTGTGATGTAGACGAACGACAAGGACAACACATTGCAGAACAACTAGACAAGCTTCCTATTGCCATTGACATCACTGTAGGGGACAAAGTGTATGGCATCATCCATGCAGAAGTACCCGGTGGTGATTGGGCAAAGCTGGAAGCTGGCTTGAACAGTGACATTGGACATAGGTATGAGAATGTTGCAATGTGGGATAGGAGTCGATATAACAATAAAGACACCTCCTTTGTGCAGAATGTAGAACTTGTTTATGTTGGACATACGCCTGCAAAGGATCATCCAAAGGCTCTTGGCAATGTTATTTACACTGACTCTGGAGCTTGCTTTGCAGGGCCAATCACTATTTTGGAGATTTACTGATGGGATATCGAGCAATCACTGTGTTTGAATGTGACGATGGCTGTAGGTTTAGTACCGAAGAAGCCGCTATTGAATATGAAAAACGAGAAGTGTTTATTTCTGAACTGTCTCAGGCTATGTTGAATGATATTAATTGTGCTGTTGACTATAAATCTGATGCAATTGACCTTGCAGCGTGGTTTGTAGATAAATATAATTTTGAGAGGAAAGCACAAAATGTTTGAATTCTTCTTCTGGGCAGCAATGATTGTAGTGTTATACATTATAATTAACAGTGTACGTGGACAAACAAAGAATAGGAGTAAATATGACGTTGGCTAAACTAACCCTTGTAATGGCAGTGATTAATGTCGCTTTAAACATTTTCGCTGGCAATTTCCCTGCTGCTAGTGGATGGATAGTTGCATCAATTGGCTATATTCAACTTGTATATCGAGATAAATAATGCTCTTAGCCCGTAAAACAAATGTAACGATTGGGAATAGCTCTCTGAAGTGTATGGTGGTGTTTAATGTGTACGAGGGAACTGTAGAGAGGCACAATATATACACATGGGACGAACCTCCTATATATCCCCAAATTGAAATTGTAGATGTATTTGAAGCAGAAACAGATTTAAAGGTGAGTATTGTAGATCATCTTCTAGATAGTGAAACGGAAGAGTTAGAAGATAAATTGTGGAATATTTTGGAGGATGAGAAATGTTTGGCATCTTGTATTTGATTAGTGTTGTGCTAAGTATATTTGGAACAATAATTGCACAAAAGATTATAGATGGTTCTCTCACTGCCGGTGGTTTGATGCTGTCAGTTATTGTGGGAATCATTCCTCTTCTGAATTTGTACATTTTGTGCCACGCTACCTTCGATGTGTTTGTAAGTCTTGTGAATGGTAATTTCAAATCGTTCAACAGGTTTTGTAACAAGAAACTCTGGTAGGAAATAACATGCTTACTCTTGATATTCCCTCTTTCTTTATTGGCTCTGGTGTAGCTGCACTCACTGTTCTCCTCTACATCATATTCACTCGTAAGCCTCCTAAAAGCTTCCCTGTGCAACGAACAGCAGGGAGTAGGGCAGAGGACAAGGATGTTGTAGAGAGGCGTGAGAAGAGGATTAAAGAGTATTGCACAAGTAATAGGGTGTTTCGTAAAGGGGAATATTACAACAGCCCTGAAGAGAGTCCTTTAAAGAAGCGATATGGAGGTGGTGAATGAGTATTTGGATTATTTTGTATGTGATTTGTATACCTATTGCAATGTTCCTGATGGCTTTGGATTTTAAATGTGATAAGCGGATTGGCAACGTGGATGTGGCGGATTTGATTATGTTCTTCCTCTTCTCTGCTATTGGAATAGGTATTGGTGTGGCTTTCTGTATTACGGCTGCAAGGTTCATTGGAGATTTTTTCAGGTGGATTGATAAGAAAGATTTTCTAAAGAAAGTGGTCTGGTGATTATGGGACATTACGCAAGTGAAATGCAGGATAATGTCGAGCATGAAAAAGAAAGACAAAGGGCGATTGTTATTGCTAGTGAGTTGCAATCCATGACTGAAGATTTGATTCACAAGATCAACTTCTACAAATACAGCTTACATTTACCTAATCGTTTCAAAGAGTCTTTAGAAGATTTGAACAACTATTTGAAAGTAAATTATGGTTGAGCCGGAAGTGTGGAATGAGAACGCTCTACGAGATTACATACAATCATACAAGAACTGCTACAGCAAGGGTGATGAATTCTTTAAAAGTTGGGCTTGGAAGGACATCAACAGTCTGATGGATCAAGTGCTTAGTGGCGAGATTGTTGTAAAAACCTCTTGACAGGCTGTTTGTTGTAGAGTATAATGTTGTTTCAATATCTCACTTGCCCCTCCAATGGATTTCTACTCCATTGACGTTAAACCGGAGGAAGGAAGTCACGGAGTTCGATTCTTCCAAGTGAGTCCAAATAAGGGCCGTTAGCTCAGGGGTAAGCAGCGGGGTGCTCATAACGCCAAGGTCATTCGTTCAAATCGAATACGGCCCACCAAACACAGAGGAATCAATGATAATTTTATACAAAGAAGTGGTAATAAACCAAAAATCCCACCTAGCTTTTGCACGAAAAGATGAAAAACCTCTTTTTGCATTCTTCCCTATTAAATCTGTAGAGTCTAAATACGATTTCCTTGCAGGATTGGCTGAAGGTATTTCTCTTGCGGGAAATTGTGTAGAAAATTTTGAGGAGGTGGAGTAATGAACAAGAATACAAAAGAAAATCTCTTCGGAATCCTAGCAATCCTCTTCCTCCTGTCTCTCGTCTTCGGAGCATTTTTCTACGGAGCTTTCACCCTGACAATGTTATGGCATTGGTTTGTTGTGCCAACATTCCATGCTCCAGCGCTTGGTATTGCACAAGCCATTGGGTTGAGTTTGTTTGTGGGATATTTCAAAGGGAATCTGGTAAAGAAAGACACTAAGAAGGAGGGGCAAGACACATACGAACACATTGGACAGAAGATTGGTGAGATGTATATTCGTCTTACTGCTGTGCTGGCTATTGGATTTGTTGTGTCGATATTTGTTTAAATAATATTTATCGAATATCCAAGAGGAGAATCCAAGCGGACAATTTTAATTTTACAAAAGGAAATATATGACTACTGACAAGAAAAAGACGTTTGGTGTTGTTGAAGGCACTCTGGTGTATGCAAAGATTGCAGAACCTTCTACTAAGTATCAGAGCAAGGACACTGAATATACAATCTCTGTTATTGTTAATGAAGACACTGCTGACGCTTGGGATGAGGAATTCAAAAAACAACCTGCAAAGAAAGTCAAAGCAAGTGAGTTTGAAACAAAATACAAACTGCCTCTGCCTGACAGTCTGAAAGGTGAAAAGAACGTCTACGAAATTAAACTCAAGCGAGATGCTACGAAGGATGGTGAAGATTTCTATCCTGAGAATCGCCCTAAGGTGTTTGTTGATTATGATAACGGTGATCGTGTAGACATCACTGAGAGCCGCCTGATTGCTAATGGCTCTTACGGTAAAGTGAGCTATCGTATCAATAGTAATGATTTTGGTACTTTTGCAAAGCTGGCTAACGTCCTGATGGATGAAGAAGGTTTCAAAGAGTATGTCTCCACTGGTGGTGCGGCTGGTAGTGAATTTGATGGGGTTGTTAAAGAGATTAAAAAAGAGCCACCTCGTAAAGAAGCTACTCACGCTCGTGCTTCTAAAGAGAAGGTGAAAGAGGAAGCTCCTGAAGCGTCTGATGATGACATGAGTGACGCCCCGTTCTGAGTATGATTTAACACAGCCCCTGTTCAGAAATGGGCAGGGGTTTTTGATTATGAAGAAACCAAACAATTCAGAATTAATAGGTAAAACATTTGGCAAGCTTGAAGTTTTAAGTAGGGAGATAAAAATTGGAGAACGCTAGCTTAGTAATTGATGGAGATTACATTAAATATATGATATCTTCTGCTGGAGAAAAACGATCTGTAAATGTTATACACACGCCGACAGGTAAAATTAAAAACTTTGATAACCGAACTGCTTTCTACGGGCATTGGAAGAAAAAAGAAGGTGGTTGGCTGGCAGAAACTAATTTATCTAGAATGCAGAGCGGTAAACACCCTTTTGACGTTTCTGAGTTTGAGTTTGTAGACAAACAAGAAGCAGAGCCTGTAGAATTTGTCCTATCTTCAGTAAAAAATCATATTAACAATATTGTAGAACATTTAGATGCAAAAGACTACCAAGTCTACATTGGTAAAGGGGACAGCTTTCGAGTAGACGCCTCTACAATAGTTCAATACAAAAGTTCCAGGTCAAAATCCCTTAAACCGATCCACTTGGAAGAAGTTGAAAAATATCTGATTACTTATCACGGTGCCAAAATCATTCGCGGTATTGAGTGCGATGACCGCTGTGTGATAGATTGTACAGAAGACCCCTCCAAAGTTTTAGTTGGTGTTGAGAAAGATTTCTTCGGCTGCAATATCAATTATTATATTCATGGTGAGATGAATGAGCCACAACACATCAGTGGCTTTGGTAAATTATATATCAATGACAAGAACGCTGTCAAAGGGAGCGGATATATTTGGTGGTTGTTCCAAGTGTTGTACGGAGATGACAGTGACGAGTATTGGGCCAATTCAGCCTGCCCTGAAAACAAATGGGGCGAAAAATCAGCCTACAAACTCCTAGCTGATTGTAAGAACGAGAAAGAAGCTTGGGAAGCCGTTATCAAAGGATATAAGAAGCTCTACCCAGAGCCAAAGATGTTTACAGGCTGGCGTGGAGATGAATTTGAGATTGATTATCGATATGTCCTCAATGAGAATTGTGTGATGTCTCGGATGATGACTAGCGAGGATTATAAATTTAATCTAGATGAAGAACTTGATAAATATGGAGTGAAACAATGAGCTACAAAACACTGAGAGAGTCTTTCCCAGAACACATGATTGAAACAGCCGTGGCAGTGCTCCGCTCCTGTGCTGAAGAGGATGATGAGCAGCACGATTATATTCCACAAGGGGAGACTATTCAAGATTTCATTCCTCACTCTTGGGCTGTGGCTGCTGTTTGTATTGCTATGAAAGAGTCTTATCGTCAAGGGTATGCTGACCGACACAACAAAGGTAATTAATGAGTAAGAAGGATAAAGCTCCTCTTACACGTTGCAATGGCACATTAACAGAATCTCAATACCTTGCATGGATTCGTTCAGTCTTGCGCTCTAAAAGCCTCCGTTGGGAACCTCGTAACACTGCCCTACAGCTTGCACGAACGCCTTACAGCGGCCCCAACAAGCGTCAGAAATGGCAATATCAATGTGCAATATGTAAGCAGCAATTTACTTTGAAAGAAGTGGTTGTTGACCATTACCCTGAAGAAGCTGGAAGTATTCTCTCTGTAGAGGACATCGGCCCTTTTGCTGAACGTCTTTATTGTGAAGTTGACAACTTACGTGTTCTCTGTGAGTGGGATCATAGGATTCACACTCTACAATCTTCCAAGAACATTTCCAGAGAGGAAGCTATCTTGCAGATTAAAGTGAATGACACAATGAAAGACAAGAAGAAAACTCTTGCTTTACTACAAGAAAACGGGTATAATAATGCAAGCAATGATGAGAAACGTAAACAAGCATTGAGAGAGATATTTCTAAAGGAGAAATGATGCAACCTGTATTTAGAGTTAAAGATGTAGGATGGTGGGATGTTTATGAATATCGGGGAGCTTACGTACTAGTACCACAAGGGGAGCCATATAAACATTCCAATCTATACTCTTGGTCAATTGACAACAACCCTAGGAATTGGATTAATACAGTGGTGCGACATCCAATTGCACCAAAGAGTGAGAAACAAATTCAACTAGAGCAAGCCATCCAATATCACAAACAAGTAATTGAGCACAACGAACGGATGATTGCTAAATACGAAGAGGAATTGAAGAATGAAGGTTGATTATCTTGAGGAATGCGGCTACACAGTGATGTCAGATGCAGGGTGCGAGTGTAACACATTTCCTTCTGTAGATGCTCTTGAAAACCATATCAAGCTCATGCTGATTGCTGTGCAACAATATAAGGAGAAACAGATTGGTTGAACTTAAAGAATGGCAATCTCAAGCAGTGGCACTTCTGGAAACTGGTACAATGTCTCGTAGAGCTATTGCGGAAACTCTAGGTGTAGCACGGAGCACTTGTCTAGATTTCTTGAGAGCGTATGATAATTTTAAGCAGGAAGTTGTGGAAGAAGATAAAGAAGAACACGACAACTCACGTATTCTTGTCATCAGTGACATCCACGCACCTTATCATCATGCCGACACGATCCCTTTCTTGAAGATGCTGAAGGACAAGTACAAACCTACACGTATTGTATCTGTTGGGGATGAGCAAGACCTTCATGCCAGTTCTTTTCATACACATGATCCTGACCTGCTTTCTCCGGGTGATGAACTAAAGGCTGCACGCAAGTTCATGAAGGAACTGGAAGAAGTGTTTCCAAAAATGGATATCATGAGTAGTAATCATGGAGACTTGTATTACAGGAAAGCAAAGCATCATGGTATTCCTCTGCATGTCATTCGGGATTATAATGAAGTGTTGGGCGTAGGTGACGGCTGGCGATGGCATTCCGACCTCACCGTTGATCTTCCTAATGGACAGAAGGTTTATTTCTGTCACGGTAAATCTGCCAATGGTTTGAAGCTGTCGCAGTCAATGGGTATGAACTGTGTACAGGGGCATTACCATAATTCTTTCAATGTGCAATATTGGAGTAGTCCTTTGGAACTTCATTGGAGTATGCAAGTGGGGTGCTTAATTGATGATAAGAGTTTGTCTATGGCGTATAATAAACTCACAGTCCATCGTCCGATTATTGGATGTGGGTTGATTATTGATGGTAAACCTGTGTTGGAGGCAATGGAACTGTGATAGATCAAGTGGAGATTACAGACTAATGAAAATCAATGGCTTCGTAGAACTTGACAGTAAATGGGTTGAGGAAGAAACTGATAAATACCTTGCTCGTATTAAACAGTGGCGTATTCAGGATAGGCAAGCTGCGTTAGAAAAGTTCAAAAAGAAATATAATGAACGTACTAGTTTCTTTAGTAAGAAAAAGCCAGAGCTTGTAGATGACAATGTTGCAGAAGAAATAATGGACAAAGAGGGTGCTAAAGGTAATATGTTCTACATCCCACTAAGTCATTGGGTTGCGCACAGTTATTCAGATATTTATTCTGAAATGAATGAACTGAATTCAGCTTGCAAACTTACTGATAAAATTCTTGTCAACACTAACTTGGCAGGAATCCTACAACGATGGAAAGGGAAAGAATGAATCAAAAACAATTAGGCAAAGCTTACACAGCAATTCGAAAATTTAACGATATTGCAGGACAACTAGAAAACGTAACAAAAGACTCAATTGCACTTCAGCTTGATCTTATTCAGGAAGAATATCTCGAAACTGTAGATGAATATGACCTAGAGAATCCTGTAGGTATTCTTGATGGTGCAATCGATATGTTTGTTGTTGTCAGTGGATTGCTGCTGAAACTAGATGCTTCTGGATATGATGTAGCCACAGCGATGAAACGTATCACTGATAATAATCTTTCTAAATACCCTAGTGCTGTCAATCCAACAATCCCCGTTCCTGTTGAATGGAATAGTGAGTGGACACTAACACACAATAAGGAACATGAAGTTCTTGTGTGGCGAGATGGTAACAACAAAATCAGGAAGCCACATGGATTTCGACCTGTAGAGATTGGAGATTGCATTGGAGAGTGGTTTAAATAAGACTGTCTTAGGGATAGGCTACAAAGGAGTTGGGAAACATTTATCTTGTAAGAATGGGAAGAAAACAAAAGAGTATGTTTTATGGAAAAATATGCTGCATAGGTGTTACAGCGGAAAGTATAAAGCATATAAAATGACTTCTGTTTGCGAGGAGTGGTATAATTTCCAGAATTTTGCGGAATGGTGCAATTTGCAACCAGAGTTTTTCAACGAAAAATCTTGTCTAGACAAGGACATACTGAAAAAAGGAAATAGAGTCTATTGTCCAGAGTTTTGTTGCTTCGTACCAAATGAAATCAATATCGCATTAGCAAGCAGAAGGTCGCTACGCGGGGGTTGTCCATTGGGTGTATGCTTTGATAAGAGTAGAGGTAAGTATCACAGTTGCCTAAATAAGTTTAAAGTGCAGATCAATTTAGGTAGATTTAACACACCAGAAGAGGCATTCAATGTGTACAAAATAGCAAAAGAAGAGTACTTGAAAGAACTAGCTGTGTCATTCAAAAAATCTATTTCAGACAGAGTGTACGAAGCTCTTTTGAAATATGAAGTAGAAGTAACAGACTAAAGTTGACTGAATACAAGAAAAGTGCTATAATGGATGCTTTCTTCAAATGAACAAAGGGTGGAAATGACAAAAGAAAAGTATCTTGAAATTGAAATTAATAAAGAAGACCCTGCTTATATCACTGAGTTTTCCCGAACACTGTTAGACGGATTCTACAAGCGTGATGATGAAACAATCTCTGAAGCACTGGCACGACCTGCTGTTGCTTATTGCTACGGAGACTATGAACTAGCACAACGTATTTATGATTATGTACACAATGGATGGTTCATGTATGCTAGTCCTGTTCTCAGTAATGCGCAAAAAGGTGAATGGAAGAATTGGTCAAAAGGTATTGAATGGAACAAACTACACACATTCTTCCCTACAGAGAAATATAACGGTCAACCTATCTCTTGCTTCGCCTTTGATGTTCCAGACACAACTAAAGGTCAAGTGGAAGTGATGCAAGAGCTTGCTGATTTGTCTCTTGCTGGAGGTGGTACAGGTGCTCATATGAGTATTCGTGCTGTAGGGGGTAAAGCCCCCGGCCCGATTCCTTATATGAAAGTGATGGACAGTGCAATTGGATATTATCGTCAAGGTAAGACACGAAAAGGTGCAATCGCTGCTTATCAACGTGTAGATCATCCAGATATTATTGAGCATATTCGTTTCCGTAAGCCCGGTGGTGACAGTAAGCGTAGGAGTGATAATCGGCAACAGTTTCACAATGCTGTAAATCTGACAGACAAGTTTATTGAAGCTGTTTTGAAAGATACATGGTATGATTTGAAATGCCCTCACACTGGCGAAATTAGGGAGACACTGGCAGCACGTAAAGTGTGGGAAGAGATTCTTGAAACTCGTGCTCTGACAGGTGAGCCATATTTGATGAAGATTGACTTGGCTAATCGTCTGATGCCACAATCCCAAAAGGATTTAGGATTAGAGATTAAAGGTAGTAATCTGTGTTCTGAAATTACTCTGCCCACAAATGAAGAACGTACCTTCGTCTGCTGCCTGTCTAGTTTGAATATTGAGAAATATGAAGAGTGGAAAGATACGAGGATTGTTGAAGATTTGATTCGTTTCTTGGACAATGTTCTTCAGAGCTTTATTGACACAGCACCAGATAATCTCAGGAAAGCTAAATATTCTGCTGAACGAGAGCGTGCTATTGGGCTTGGTACTCTAGGTTGGCATGGATACTTGCAAAGCAAGAGCATTCCGTTTGAGGGTGGTGGATTCAACAGTGCTATTCAACATACACATCAGATTTATGGTATGATTGCAAAGCGCGCTGAAGCCTCTAGCAGAGAACTAGCAATTGAACGTGGTGAGCCAGAAGATATGAAAGGTACAGGACTTCGTAATAGCCGTGTAACAGCTATTGCACCAAATGCAAACAGTGCTGACCTGCTAGACACTTCTCCTTGCATTGAGCCATACTTCCGTAATGTGTTCCTGAAGTCTACTCGTGCTGGTAACTTCCGTGTAAAGAATCGTCATCTACAAAGGGTGCTACAGAGCTACGGACAAGATGATGATGCAACGTGGGATTACATTCTCTCTAAAGATGGTAGTGTTGCTGATTTGACTTTCCTGTCTGAGCATGAACGTAAAGTGTTTGCTACAGCAATGGAATTAGATATGCATTGGGTAATCGAACAAGCTGATGCTCGTGCAAGTGCTCTTGGTGCAGGATTCCAAAGTCAAAGTTTGAATGTGTATTTCCCATTTGGTAGCAGTAGGCAATATGTTAATTCTGTCCACTTGAAATTCCTGAAGAGTGAGAACGTGACGACAATGTATTATTATAGAGGGGAGCGAGAGGGCGTGTCCGATAATGCCAAAGCTATTGAACGTCGTGCATTAGTTGATTGGTCTGGTGAAGATGTTTGTGTTTCGTGTCAAGGATAAACAATGAGTAAAATTACAGAAACTACCGAAATCTTCGTACCACGTTATCATAAACTGCAAGAGATTTACGCCAAGCATGAACGTGCGCACTGGTATCCTGAAGAAGCTGATATGTCTGTAGACGTTGTGCAGTGGAAGGATGGCACAATTTCAGAAGGAGAGAAGGCTTACACAAAGATGATTCTCCGCCTATTCACACAAGCTGATACAGATGTTTGTGCAGGATATGTTGAGAAACTTCTCCCTGTATTCAAGAACGCTGACGCTAGGATTATGCTGCTGTCGTTTGCCTGTCGTGAAACAACACACATGCTTGGATACAAACGTCTGAATGACACTCTCGGGTATGACAGTGAAGAATTTATGTCTGAATTCTTACAGTATAAAGAGATGAAGGATAAGCATGATTTTATGGTTGAAGCTACAGACCTTCGCTCTAATAAAGGGAAGGCTGAATACCTAGCCAAACAAATTCTGATGGAAGGTGTTAATCTGTTTGCATCCTTCGCTATGCTGCTTGACTACTCTCGTGTGAATAAACTTCCGGGGATGGTGAGTGTCAATCAATGGAGCATTATTGAAGAATCTTATCATGTAGAAGGTTTGTCTGAACTGTTTAAAATTTTTGTTGAAGAGAATCCTTCAGTTGTTACAGAAGAACTTAAGCGCAACATTTATGAAACAGCACGGGAGGTTGTGAAGTTGGAAGATGATTTCATTGATTTGTGTTACTCTGTACATCAACCAAAACTGCTTGACAAACAAGATTTAAAAGACTATATTCGTCTTGTGTGTGATTACCGTATGCAACAAATGGGCTTCAAGGCACAATTCGGCATTCAGAAAAATCCTCTTCCGTTTGTTGAGGAAATAACAGGGGATGGTATTCTTGGTAACTTCTTTGAGACTACCATTACAGCTTACAGTAAAGATTCTCTACAAGGTGAATGGGTTTACTAAGGAGACAGTAGTATGGACAATAAAGTTAAAGTACCAATCAACGAGAAACTAGCAGCAAAGCTTGTAGAAGAGAATGAAGGCAATCTCACAGGATTTATGACAGAGATTCGCACAGTGTTTAAAACTCCAGATGGAGAACCTATTTTTGAGTTACACAAGCAAGTAAAAAACGAACAAGAGTATATAAGTTATTTTGCATACTTTACTAAATACGGACAGGAGAATTGATGAAAGTAGTGAGCACTCATGATTTGAAACTTATTCCCGAGCTTGCTCACTTCTCTTTGTTTGACTTGATAAACCCTGACAACGATGCTGTTGTAAATGAATTTCTTTGGACAATGGGCCTTGACATTGACAGGCCGTTAGAGTACGATGTGTCCTATCACAGAACACTAACAAAGAAGTCTGTAGTAGGGTTTGTCATAATTGGGGAAGTAAGGACTGACAGACAATTTAGATTGTCCCCTTGGTGTACAGCAGAAGACAGGATGATTGCTGCTGGCAAGAAAGATGTCTCTCTAGCAAGGGAGCTTGCAGCGATGATGAATATTCAAAACGGTTATGGAAGTGAACAATCATTGGAAGATGAAGAGGTGGGAGAATTGTTTCAAGATCAGTCAGAGATTGAACGTATTGAAGACGAACTAACAGCGATGAAAGTTGTCCTAGACAATATTCGCGGCAACCAATACAAACGAAACGGAACAAGAAAACTTGCACATGAATATCATGAACAAGAACCTTATCAACGTGAACGGCGTAAAAAGAAGAACCGAACTACTTTGAAACATCGTTTCATCGAAGATTGAGAAAAAGCTTGACAGGTAACATGAACATCTCTACAATGGAGTCTGTCAACAAACAAACAGGAGAGAATGTATGAATCAATTTGAACAAGCAGCACAACGAGCTATCAACATCTTTCGTGTGAGCCACGATAAAGAAAAAGCAGCACGTTTCATTTCAGCAGAATTTGACCTTGTTGCCTATGTCAGCCGTGGCAAGGTTTGGGCATCTGGTAATAATGAACAAGGTAAATACGAGTCTCGTGTAATTTTTAACTGAGGAGAAGTTATGTATAACAAAGAACAACTAGTAGAAGCAATGACGAAATACTATCAAGAATTTCTCGACAATCCGCAGGATTACGAAGAAGATTTCTCTAATCTGATTCCTGAGGTAGATGCTGTACGTGTTGTAGATATTCTGGTAAATTATATGGAGAGCAAATGAACGAAACTAATCTGATTGAATATAGCCGTGAAGTGATGCCGCTGGTGCGTGCGCTGCAAAAGAAGAAAGAACTTATCAAAGATTGTAAAGACTCCGATGAAAATGTGACAACGTTGCAGGAAAACGTCAAATGCTTGCAGAAAAAACTTGACGAAATTCTTGCTGACAACGATGATTACAACCAACTTGTAAGTGAGATGAAAGAAGTCAGTGTGGAATTGAAGCAGGCTATCAAATCAGCTTCAAGAGCCTCTGGATTCAAAGCCCAAGAGTTAAAAGAATACTTCTTCGCTCGTGCAAAGCAAGAAGCTGTAGAGAAGACTGTCAAGAAGGCTGAACGCTTCCAAGCGTTTGAAAAACTAATTGATCAAAATGCGTAACTAACTAAGAAGGAATAAAATCGTGTCTATCTTCACCGTCGCAAAAACTCTCATTACTCTGCTGCCTGTCATCACCGATGTTCTGGTTTCTGTTGAAGAAATGAACAAAGAGGGCGGCAACGGCTCCTATAAAAAGGAACTGGCTTTGTCCCTGATTAAAACGATTTATAACGCTTCTGAACCTGCCGTATCTTACGATACCTTGTATAATAACATCTCTGCCACTGTTGACGCTGTAGTATCTTTCCTAAACTCCACTGGCAAGTTTGTCAAGGCTTTGAAGCAAGCTGCATAAAAAGAAAGCTTACCACATTTCTGTAGTAAGCCTAAAAAGTACAACACACATTATACTTGAAGTATCAAAGTAGCACATGGGGGAGGTTTCCGCAAGGGAGCTTCCTCCTTTTAATTTCTGCAAGAGTATGTTAAAATAATCTTTCCGTCACGGAAGGCTTCTTCAGCCCATTGTGTTGAAAGGATTATTCTGCCCCTCTGGAACAGGTTTCCCATCGATCCCTTGTCGTTCAGCCCATTCTCTAGCTCGCCTAACAGTCTCGTCGTCAAATCGACTGGTACTTGTGGCTTGATGCTCAGATTGCACTGTCGTACTTGCTTCAAAGCCTCCTGCTGGCGTAGGATTGCTTGGCATAGCCTGTTGGGCTTCTCCCACGGCTCCCGGTTGCATTCCTCCAATACCGGCATGTTTCGACGTAATGAAGGTGAGGCAAGAGTTGATGAGCATGTAAAGGCTACCAGCAATATAATAAATAGTAGTTTCATCAAGCCCAACCTCGATACCGAAGGATTTGAGAAGATTAAGTACAACCACAATACCACCCACAACAGCAGGTAAGACTGTTGATTGTGCTTGCTTCCAGAATAGTTTGTTTCCAACTTCTTTCCCGAATTGAAAGAGTTGAAAGAACAACTTAAGTTTGGCGAACATTATTTCACTCCGTATTCTTTCCGCAAAGCACCCATGTCAAGGTCTTTTTCTTGGAAATGTACATACTCTTTAAAGGATTTCCAAGAACCGGCCCAATCTAATCCACACTTCTCTCCAATTTCTCCACATTGCTTATAAAGGTCAAGGTCATCCCACACAGCCTTGCCATTTACCACGATGCAGATGTCAAACGCTCTACGGAAGTTGTGCGCAGAATATCCAGCTTTTGCATTGGTGACAATCCTGCCCGGAGTTGTTCTACCTTGTGCGTACAAGGCATTTTGTGATTCAAGGTCACGATATGTGGATGTCACAATAACATCAATTCCAGCATCCTTGCACATGGCAATAAACTTCTGGCAGCGATGTTGCATGTCACCTGTTAGGTCGTTGACGTTTCTACTGTTAATCATTATTTGTTCCTTTACTGTTTACTTCTAACTTCATCTAGCTTATCCTCAATACGATTAAGACGTTGATCCATCTTTGTTTCGTAATCTCGGAACATTTCTTTAATATCCCCAAGTGTGTCTTTTAAAGCTGTGTGGCTAACGTACACTTGAGCTACTATTGTTTTGAATTCTGCGAGGTCATTAGTTGCCTTCTCTGCTTTTGATTTTACATCTTGAAAGAGGAACCACAACACTGCTGCAAACGCGCCTAAAACAGCTTGTGCAATCCACAATAAAACACTAGCTTCCATATTAATCCTTCACGTAATTCAAAGTGTTTCCTTGAGAGAGTGCAGCTTGTATCACAGCGCTAGGTGTAGCTGTATCTCCTAAAAATACTCCAGAGATGTTTCTACAGGCTATGACGAATTCACTACATTGCCATTCGTGGTTAGCACCAATCCTTAGTGTTTTGAGAAAGCCTTTGATTGCTTCTAGTTTAGAATATCCTCCTACACCTACTTCTGACAATGCATATTCTAATTCCTGAGAAGACATTGGTTTCTTCATCGGGACGTGATAGAACCCATCTTTAGCATATTGAGACAGAGGTACAATGCGAATGAAAGGTGTGACAGCCTCTATTACAAATAATCTACCACTAACTTTCCAAATAAGTCCAACGTGGCTGTACTCACTCTCGGTGAAAAGCCTTACGGCTTGAATCTGTAAGTCTCTCCAAGAAGCCCATTCATAATGAGAGAGCGCAATTATGTCACCACTTTTAACATTCTTTCTGTATTCTGCGTATTTCATAATGTAGCAGCCTGTATAAATAGGTTGTCAAGGTCTTCCTCTGTCAATCCTAACAATGGCCCTAGGGCTTGCACAAGAGGGCGATTACGCTCTACAGAGGAGGAATAATCCCACTCTATTTGTGCTTGTTCTTTCGTAGGACTAGGTAGTGAGTTAATTGCTGGCCCTACAGCATCCAGTTTCCCATTTGCAAATAGTGCTAGACGTGCCTGTCTCATTGTCACTAAGGCTGGAACGACAGGAGGAACAGGGGCAGGAGGTGTGAAGCTTGTTCCGTCCCACGTTGATCCGAGAACGGAATCTAGAGGGTCTACGAATTCAACTCCGTCAAAACCTCCTACAAGTGCATAGTTAATTACTACGTTATTTTCTAGTTGTGCTGCACGCATATTGTTTTCCTTTTATCCAAATTTTAGTGAATATTTACCACCAATAAATACGGGCAACGCCATTACCACCGGCACCAGAGAGAGCACCAGTAAGACCAGCACCACCACCGCCACCGGGAAATCCTCCATCACCACCATTACCTATAGAACCGCTACTAGAACCACCACCACCACCACTGCCACAGAGGTTAGAATTAGCGGGTACTGACTGTCCCGGAGAGCCATTACCAGTACCACTATTCGGGCCTCCAGTACCACCCCCGCCAGTACCCCAAAGTCCGTGAGCACCACCAGCACCACCAACATTGCTGGAACCCATGCCGCCTCCACCCCCTGCCCCGTAGAAAGAACCACCACCAGCACCACCGGCACCACCGGAACCGGCTTGCCCGCCAGCACCACCACCGTATTCCGCCGTTCCTCCACTTGCGCCCGACGCCCCCTGCCCCGCCGCACCACCGTTTGTTGAAGAAGAACTGGTGTTAGAAGGAGCACCACCAACACCAGAATTACTTCCCGGCCCTAACGTCCCGCCACCACCACCGGGAGTTCCTGAGTTAACACCCCCACCACCACCATAAGCAGACATCAAAGACCCGAATGACGTTGTTCCACCAACGTTGCCATTGGCCCCCGCCGTCACTGCTGCACCACCCGCAGCGACAGTCACACTAACAACTCCAGTCACAAAGTTTGCTGGAATTATCCTAATATTTCTAGCACCACCTCCCCCTCCATTTGACGTTCCACTACTACCCCCACTACCACCACCCCCAACCAAATCAATGACGTAGAAACTTGCATCTGGCTTAGGATAAAATTTACCAGATGTTGTAAAAATTTGAGACTTAGCTTGAGGGGGAAGTGCAAAACTGTTTGGAAAAGTCATGATTAGTAATCTCCACCATTAGCATACACATTTACATCTGTTTGAACTGTCTGAGAGATATAAAGTTGATAAGTAGGGGGGAGTATTAAATCACTGTAAGTTTTTCTCACAGAGAATGAATCTACTGTGGTGCTTGCTGTCACTGCTGTTACGTCAATCTCGTCATAGAGGAAAGAAGTAGTGCCGTTATAAATCCAAATACTGATAATACTAGCTACAGATGTGGCTTTAGACTTAACTATAATGCTGTCTACTCGTTTACCGTTTGTTGATGTAGGAGTAAGCTGCACCAAACCTGTTGTACCTGTAATATTGGCACGAGAAGTAATTGCTGTAGCCGAAGTAAGGGTAGCAATACCGATCACAGGGGATGCGGGAAAGATTGGTTGAATATTTGCTGCCATAGTTTAAAAACCTCCGAAATTATTATTTGCGTAAAGAGTGCCAACTGGTGATCCCCCGATGGGGAGCCAATTCACAGTGTCATTGGATGGGTCTGTAGTAGAACTGCTTGATGGTGTTTTCTTCCTAAATGCAAGAGAGTTGGCAGGACTAATCACTGTTACACCCTGCGCGTAGGTGTTCCCGCTTACCCAAAGGGTCACTCCTGCACTGGACAAAGCAGCTTCAGCAGCATTGGCCGCGATTAATGCCTGTGCCGTAGCTGTGTTCGCATCTACATCAGCAGACACGGCATTAGCACTCACTTCAGATGCTACTGTGTTAATTTCTGTACCAAATGTAGGAAGCGCGCCTAGAAAACTGTCCGCTGTAGAAGTGAATGTTGAGCTATCCATACTCCTATTTGGAGGAGTTGGTAGCGGAGTTACTTGTGCAACCATATTATGTGAGTCCTTCTAATGTAATTGAAACTACAGAACAATCGTAATAAGAAATATCAATACTAAAATCTTTATAGAATCCGTAAACAAGTGTTGAACCGAATCTAGAACTTCCAATATATAATGTTGGTATAGCCCTTCTTTCAGACAACAAATTGTAAACATAGTCTAAATCTGTGTTATTGATGAAAATATTAAAATCTGTTCTTCTGTTAAAAGCTCTCTGGACAATGTTAAAATTACCAAAGTCATCAGTGCTCTTAATCGAATAATCTTGAATACCTAGTTTAGCGCCATGCTCTACGCCCAACCCTTCACTAGAAATGTCGGTAGTTTGCCCAAATATACAACCGCCGCAACCTGCTGTACCTCCTGTATTACTTACAATCACTTCAATTTGGACATTGGAATATTTAGGTAAATCATAAAATACAATATCTGTCTTCCGTCTGATTGGGGTAAAGAAATAAGTGTACCAATCAGTAATACCAGAACTGGATGTTAGTGTTTGTGTTTGGTCATACAATATCCCATCTACAGGATGTGTTACCTTTACTCTAACCGATTGAGCACTTAAATTAAGAAATGCAACAGTATCTACAATAGACGAAAAAGTAACTACAGCATCAATTGTATTAGAGTTTGTTGTCTGACTTTGAACGCTTTGATCGAACATCTTCCAACGATTTGTACTTCCTGTATTAATCCAATTTGTCCCGTCATCTGTAGAAGGATTTTTGTTATAATTCAAAGAAGCTTTAGCTGTATGCGTGCCAGATTGAGTGCCAGTTGTATTGATCGCTGCACCACCAGGAGTTGCAGAAAGGTTGAAAGTATTTGCTGTAGGAGCAAGAATGTAGTATACTGTTCCTGCTACAATACCTGTAGGCAGAGCACCCGTAGTGGATGCTTGCCAAGGTGTGTTTGCCACTTGTCCATGTCCTGTCATTGTTACAACAGCCGGGGAGGCAATAGTTATGGTTACTGTACTTGTCACTCCAAGTTTAGATTGGAATGTACGATGGCTATTTGTTGCGTCATACTGTACAATATCCCCAAGAACATATACTGTGCTAGCACTCCACGCTGTTGCACTGGTAGCACTCACGTTACTTGAGACTAATGCACTGTCCACAACAGTTTGAGGACTTACTATTTTAATTTTATATCTCCTTGAAAGAAGGGGGCAAAAGCCCCCATTCCATTACACTTCTCGTGTGGCAGGTAATCCGTCTTGATCCCAACGACGATCAATCTGTAACATCTCTCTCAGATATCCAACTACTGCAATATCTCCAGAAACAATTGCTTGCTTCAAGTCTTCAATGGAAGCTTTCAGAGAGTTAATATCTTGAGAAGAACTACTACTTGCACTATCTGCTTGGCGAGAGAGGTTTGCATTGTCGGCAGCGGTCATAACTCGCTCGCCTTTGTGAAGCTCTGCAATATAACCGTCGAACGGAACATAACCTAAACCGGATGCATGGCTACCATCTACGTATGCTCCATTGCGCATGAAGTCCCAGACAGTGTTTTCCCAGAAGAACGGATTAGACTCAGAACCACCTGTACCAGAGCCAATAGGGTTGACGTACATACTACCAAGACCACCACCGCCATTGCTAGGAATACTACCACTACTACCTGTTCCACTATAAGTAGGGCTAGGATTACCACCTACACTACCTCCCGCACCTACCGCAGCATTAACAGCAGCATTGAAATTAGCAATAGCAGATGTCACAGAAAGAACAGCAGTTTGAATTCCATTCAATGCATCAATTTGTAATTGAGCCGCATCAATAACCTTATCCAACTTGGCTATTTCGTCATTGTGATGACTTTCAGCAGCAGATAATTGAGCATCTGTAGAATTTTGAATTGCTGTAATTGTATCATTCAAACGTTCAACTGTCAATTCTGCAAAACTCTTGCTAATAGTGGTTTCATTAACTAAGCCAGAAATTAAATTGGCTGTCTTAGCTTGATCCAAAGCATATTCTTCAAATGTTGCGAAGAACTGCTTAGAGTCACCAGAAACATTTCCAAGGGCATCATTTAATCCAGAGGCTTTAGATAAGTCTGTTCCACGAATAGATGCCAAATAAGTTTGAGCAGAAACACGGCGAGCTTTATCTAGCGCCACAGATTCAACTTTTGTGCTAACCAAAGCATTCTGCAAGCTACTTAAAATACCTGACAACGTACTGACAGTTTGTTTAGCAGTATCTAATTCAGTTTGAGCAGCATTTTTACGTGCCTCTCCAACCGCCTTAATAAATGCCACTTCTTGATTGTATCTGTCATTCTCCACAGACTTCTGTGCATCGACAGATTTTTTCAGTCTATTGAAAGAGGCATCTACAGCTTTCATGGCAGCTTCAAAAGCAGCTTTTTGTGCCTCTTCAGCAGCTTCAGCAGCGTCTTTAGCAGCCTGTGCAGCAGAATCAGCAGCATCAGCCACTTGTGCAAATGCAGGAGCTAAGTCTAGTAAATCATTGAACAGTTTTGCACCAGCTTCAGAAGTAAGGTCAAGTCCGTTGACAATATTTTTGAATTGCTCTTTAGTTGTTACACCAGCTAATCCGAGAGATGTCAATGCTTCATTAACTGCTTTCTTCACAGGAGCTATTTTCTCAGCATCCGTTAAGAAATCAGAAGCATAAGCTGTAACTTTAGAGCCAAGTTTATCAATACCACCAGCTAAATCAATCAGACGTTCACGAGCTTTATCCGATGCCAGCCCTACACTACCAAATGCTTGCTCTCCAGTTTTACCCAGAATCTCAACAATTTGATTTGTGATTTTGAAAGTTGCGGACAATCTTTCCAAAGTTTGAGAAGCAGTTTCACCCTGTCTTGCAAAGTCAGATATGTTAGGAATCAGCTTTGTAACAAACTCATCACCTAAATCTGTGAAGAATTTTGTTACAGCTTCTTGATTCTTTTGTGCATCAGTTCCAAATGCAATATCAAATTGTTTTGTGAAGCCATCTAATGCAGAAGTACCAACACCAACATCTTTAGCAAAATATCCTACTGTAGATTTCAGTTGGTTAAAGCTACTGGTTAATGTATTTTGAATATCTGAAGTAATAGCAGATGTCTCTGTTCCCTTTTTATCGCTCCTGAACAAACCACCCTTTTGAATCCAATTAGCATAGTTTTCACCAGTTGCTGCATCACCACTTAAAGTTCCGCGAATACCTTGCGACTGAATCTCTTTAGCTTTGTGTCCAAACAAACGATTAACAGAACCACCAATCAATCCACCAATTAAAGCCCCTAGTGGCCCACCAACAACAGCACCAACAATAGTACTAATGTTTACAGCAGTATTCCCAGAGCTACCTAATGCAGAATAACCACCAGAGATTGCACGCCCACCATAAATTCCACCGGCAATCCCTGCTACAGCACTACCAGCAGTACCAATACCATTAGCAAGAGAAGTATTTGCAATACCAGAAGTTGCCTCTCCTGTGTAGAAGCCAGAGTTAGGACCAAGAAGGTTTAGTCCACTCTGAGCTACATTAGAAATTGAAGAGGCTAGCCCATCAAAACCACCGCTAATAGCTTTGTAAATATTGTTAGCAGCAGATGCCAAACTAATTGCACTTGAACCAGAAGAACTTCCAGCCATCTTACCAGCCGTTTCAGACAAGCTTGAGAAACCAAGCGTACCGGCTGTACTTGCAACAAGATTAAGAAGGATAGGTTTTGCAAACTCTTTTTTAATATAATCAAAGATTGTCTTTTTAAACATGTCTTTGATAGAGTTAGTTAAGGATTTCCAAATGCTTAATCCTTGATCGCGGGAACGTTCAAAACCTTCGATAGTTGCATCAACAATTTGATTAGCTGTTTTCTTCCAGTCTTCTAACTCGATGTTGTGAGTTTTGAGAATGGTTGTCCTGTCAATCTGTGCAATAGCATTGACAGAAGATATCTTTGCTTTCTCATAAGCATCAATAGCCTTCTCGTCCCCTGTACCAGCAGCAGACTCAGCCTGTGCTAAATTGGAGGCAATAATCCTCTTAGCAGAATTTGCTTTAATTTCTACTTTCTTTTTCTCAGTATCAGCGAAAATCAGCAAGCTATCTGCCTGTGCTTTTTCTTCATCTTCCGCAGACTGTTGACCAATCTTAGTGATATTGACCAAAGCCTTTGCAGCAGTTTCGTATGCAGCACTAGCAATATATGCAGCTTGAGCACCTTTAGTAATTGCATCTGTAAATTCTTCTTGTGCAACTTTTCCTTTGGCTAAATCAAGTGCTGTGAATTTTGCTTTACTACCATATTCAGACATTGCTTCAGCTTGAGCCATCAGAGCATCAGCACGGCCACCCGCAGACTTAGTTTCAGACTCAAGCTTAATTCTGTATTCGATAGCTTTGTTTATGAGTTCAGCAGCCGCAGCTTGTTCTACGAAAGCATCACGTTGCTCTACAGTTAGCTTGATAAAGTCCGCAGCTTTGTTTGCTTGACGCTCTAAGTTGCCCTTGCGGTCTGTATCACCTTTTGCAAAAGCTTCTTGTGCTGCTTTTTCTCCTGCAATGATACCTTGTGTTTTAAAACCAAGCTCTGTAAAGATTTTTGCACGTTCTTCATAATCCTTCTTCTCATCAGCATTCTTTGCAAGGATAAGTTCTTGTGCTGCAATTTTATCAGAAGCATACTTACCTTCTTCCTGATTAACTTTGATACGAGCTTGTTGTGTATCAGCAGCAATCTTCTCACCAGCTAGATAAGACTTAATTAAAGCATCCCCACGAGCTTGATAACCAGCGGCTAACAGTTTTAGCTGTCGTTGTTCTTCTTCAAGGAAAGTTAATTGCTTCTGTGCTGCTTTATCAGCTTCAGGATTGAATGTTTGACTACCAGCACGCTCCCTTGCTTCCAACTCCGCGCCAAGAGTTTGAGCACGAATCATGGACTGCTGAAAGGCCGAACCTTTCCGAATTCTTTCCATGTCTTCTAGAGCTTTTCTATCTGCTTCTGCCGCATCTGTTTTAGCAGCGTTTAAAAGCTTCTGTGCTATTGTGACTTGTTTAAGAGCTTTCTCAAGTGCTACCGCGTTCTTCAGGTCTTCTCCCTCCCTACCTGTACCGGAACTGGAGCTTAGTCTTGAGACATCTCTTTGTGCATCATTTAAGGCTTTCTGGGCCGCATCAACAGAAGAGTTGTTGATATCTTTTTGCTTTTCAAGTGCAAGTCTCTTGTTAGCCTCAGTTTGAGCATCTGTTAAAGTAATACCTTTACTGATTTGCTCATTCACTAGTTCAATACGAGTAGCTTCCTCAGACAAAGATTTTAAAAAGTCTGTGTTGTAGTCAACAGCAGCTTGACGTTTCGATTCTGCTAATTTTGTAGTATTATCGGTAGCGTCTTTGGCGTGCAACGAGTATAATGCGAAAACAGCAGTTGCAGCAGCTAATGCTGCCCCAATTCCGGGGATAACTCTTGTCAGAGCCAACATACTTGTAGTAGTAGTGGCTGTTGCAACCCCCATAGCACTCATGCCAACAGCAGCAGTTTGAGTAGCGCCACCTAATGTAAGTACGGCCATACCAACCGCTTCAATTGCAGGAATCATGGTTGTGAATAACGCACCACCAGCGACAATGGCTTTGTAAGTTAAAAACAACTCAACTAACATTGTCAACGGGCCAATGTTTTCTGCAATTGCTTTTGCAACAGAGACAAATCCTCGTGCCACATTTTCAACAGCCGTTTTAAATTCTTGAGATGCAAATCCATCCCTTAATATACGAGAAACACGTTGTACATCCGGCTCAATAACTTTGAAAGCATCACCTAAGGAAGTTTTTAGAGAGTTGGCAGTTGCTTTGAATAAGTTCTCTGTGGATAGTGCCTGTTGAGATGCCGCAATAACAGCAGCCCCGGCTGAATCTTGCACTTGTGCCTGAATTTCCTCAAGACGATTCTTGTACTTCAATGTACCATCAGCTAAACGTTCTTGGCTTTCTGCCGCCGTATTGTACAAAGAGATTAATGCTTGGATATCTCTAAGAGAACGTTCACCAAACTGCGCCGTGATTAACTCCTTCTGGGAGTTTAAATCAAATTTATTCAACGCCTTGGCATAACCTTCAATCGCAGGAACAATTTCCTTAACTTTACCGTTTGTATCTTGGAAGGAAAAACCTAAAGCATCTACTGCCTTCTTTGCTTTCTCTGTTTCTGCACGAGCATTAGCATAAAAGTTAGTAATAGCAGTACCAGCAGCCGTGTTTTTAATACCTAACTGTGCTAATGCAGCAGATTGTGTTAAGATGTCTTCAAATGAAGCGCCATATAATTTATTAACTACGGAAGCTCTTTTAACTGTCTCCGCAATACTATCAACAGATGCCAAAGAGATATTAGCTGTCTTCTGAATAGCATCGGCAAGATAGTCATATTCTGCTGATGTAGCACCTACCGCAGTCCCGATAGTGACGAGAGCTTCCGCAGATTTCTCAATAGTAGTACCACCAGATGTTGCTAGATTCAAAGCTGCACCAATAGCTGTGACAGCTTGTTTAGCAGATAAACCGGCTAATGTCAATGTCTCTAGTGCTTTAGCAACTTCTTGAGGGCCATAAATACCTTGACCTAGATCAGAAATGGTCTTTCCTAACAGAGCTACTTCTTCAATAGTAGATTCAGTACGGACACGGATGTTCTCCAAAGTGCTTTGTACATCTACACCAACCGTCACTATAGCCTTCAGAGAAGCGCCAATAGCCGCACCAGCGGCAAGGGGGATTACATTACCATAAGTTAACCACAAAGCTCCTAGAGAGCCAGATAAGCCTCTGGCAGCAGCATGTGCGTCATTCATTGCAGCAGTGTTATGCACAATAGTTACGGTAGACTGGTTGACAGCACCCGAACCTTGTTGTAATCTACCATTCAGCGAAGTGATTTCACGTTGAAGGTTCGTAACAGAGGTTGTCAAGGATTTCAGTGCTGCGTCAGATGCTTGTGTAGAACGATTCACAACGGAGAGGGCATCTGTCATTGCTTTAGTGGAAGATGCTCCCGCAGCGAATTGTTTAACCATCTTGTCAACAGCATCGACAAGGTTTTGTACTTTTTTTTCTGTGTTCGCAGCAGCAGTGCCAAGAGAATTCAATTGATTTGTTGTCTGTTGAATTCCTTCTGACTTCACTTTTACGTTAAGAGATGCAATATCCATACTTTATTTCTTTCTAAAGGATCGTAACATATTCATTAAAGCTAGTGCTTTTCGTTTCTCAGCTTCTTCGTCAATTTCATCCTCGTTATACAGGGAGAATGGACGTTTCCGTGAGGGGTCTGTTGCTTTATGATATTCAGAACAATAAGCTTCAGACATTTTTCTAAGTGTTTCAATTTCCCATAAAGTAAGAGACAATTTATTTTCTAAACGCCATGCACGTTGCTCTTGCCAAGAGATAGGGATTAGCCCCATACCTGTAGACATTGCTTGACCCATATCAAAGAAAAAGCCAAGCATCGGACTGAACGCAGAATCGAATTCTGGTAATTCAGCGTCAGCTTGGCCTTCTGAGTTAGCTTGTAACTCTTCTAATCTTGATTGGTTCTTTCCTTTTGGAACAGATGAATACCATCCCAATTGGCGTGCGTAAAGAATTAAATTATCTCTTACTTCTTGAAGAAATTTGTTTGAATGCTCGCAAAGTCACTCACTTGCTCACGAATCCAAGATACGGTATCATCGCTATACATAGCTTTGAATTGTTCTTTAGATTCTACAGGGCCATCATATTCCAGATTTTCCGAGCTAGAAGAGATAGCTGCGAGGAATTCAATCGATTCATCTTTGCGCTCTTGTAAGGATGCTTCACGATTGCCACGCTTCTTTGCTTTAGCCATTAGTACGTCTACTGCCTTACGATGTTGAGCACTAGAAGCACCATAGATAGAGATAGTAACAGGCTTGCCGCTGTCCTCCAGTTCCGCCCCTGTCTCTGGGTCAACCAGATTTAGAGTTGCGATTTCAGCATACGATTTAGCTTTTGGGTTAAATGCCATTGTGTGTTTCCTTTACTTTGTTTTGTTATTGTGCTATATTTGCACATGTAGATCAGTTTGCCCTCTGCCGAAAGCTCCCTGTTAAAAATACTCTGAGATTTGGAATACGTTTAAAAGGGAGTCCTATTTCTAGGACAGTTTCCCCTAAACAAAAAGAGAGGCAGTTTCCCCCTCTCTTGATGTCCAGAGTATATCACAAACAGACAATCAAGTCAAATTACAATTATACAGACAGAATTTCGTTGTCAATTGCCACTTGAACGCTAAAACCTAAGATGGAGTCAGCATTTGCCACGTTAGTTTGATTCGATGCTACCACACCAGTGAAGTAATCCACCTGACCTAAAGCGGTTGGATAGACAACTTTAAATGCAGTGGAGGCGCGGGAAGTGAAGAACGAACGCAGAGCAGTTAAGCCAGCATCAGTAGTACGAGCACCTTGCAAATCCATTGTGCCATAATCCACGGAGCCAGTACGTTTCACAACAGCCGAAGTATCAACTGGAATGTGGGTAACGATGTTAGTCTGACCACCTAAAGTACCGAAGTTAGAAATTTCACCTACTTTCGTCCAAGTAACAGCAGCAAAACCAGCACCATCATAAGTAGTTGGTTTGGTTGCGCCAATGTAGAAAGAAGTAGTGGCGCTAGTAATCGCCAAAGAGGTTGCTACGGGCATTATTATTCCTTTACAAAATTAAACATACAGATGAGCAGTAACGCCCGTTCCACCTGTCACTGCAATAGTGCCAGATAGGAATGCAGAGATAGTTGCTAGATTCAGAATCACAGTGCCTGTAGCAGGGACAGTAATAGCTTTACCAGCCGAAATATCTACAGTGCCACCAAAACCCGCAGGGGCAATAGTAGTGGCTGTAGAGCCATCGATTGTTACAACGACTGGAGAGCCTGTGGTGTTATACAGTTCCAGAATGCCAGAGGACACCGGCAGCACATCAGATGCCGATAGGACGTTACGAGTTGCTGTAACAGGGCCATTAGAACCTGTTAAAGTTGTCGCTACAAGGGTTGCCATTTATTATTTCCTTTTAAAATTACATTGCAATGTATTTTAGTGCTAAATTTAAGCACAAATTTTCAGGATTCTTGACGATATTCAATCGTAATTGGAATCACTCTGAAACCACTATCAATCATTGCCTTACCAATTTGAGGATGACTTTCAATACTCACAGTAGGGAATGCTTGTTTATTATAAGAAGGGTACAGAGAAGCAATTGCTTCAGCTAACTCCTCAACGTGTTTACTCCCTTGACCGTCAGGAGCACATACGTCAATTTGCACCATCCCGATTGTTCTTTTTCTTACAAATTCCACATCCGGGTTAGAAATTACTTTGTTCAAGAAGAATATTCTTAAATAGTCTCCTGAAGTAGGTTTTGTGAATGCTTTCCCCTCCCACGCAACAGGGATATTATTAGCAGTAGCATATGTTGCTAAAGGAGATTCTAATTCTGTTCTAATTGTCATTGTTTGAATATCCCTTTAACTTTTACAACTGCATTTCTAAGAGGAGCATATGGGCCAATAAATCCGGAGTAACCATCTTCTTCAGGCCATCCAAGATATTCCACACGGTCAGCATACGGAATATTGTTTGTTAAAGATATGAATTCATCTTTGCCGAAGAAAGCCTTGGAATGACGGAGTAATTCGATTCTACCCCTACTCATAGAGGCTTTCTCATCAGGAATTGTCCCCACTGTAGAATCAAACTCATTGACTGCTACATACCAGCTATTAGCAAACAAACCTGTGGCATAAGCTCCGGGGTAGAGCGCACTATCTTGGAGTGGGGAGTAGTCAACAGCAACACTAAAGAATATAATACATTTGTTGATTATGTCATCAGAGATTGCTTTTTTCGCTTTAGCATCAAACTTAAAAATATCATCAGCTAGTCCCATATATCCTCGCAATTATACAATCAAAGTTGTTTTTTGTCAATTTTTGGTAATATCTTGAATAAATTGATAAGAGCCTTTATCCACTGTGAAAACAACACCGGCTTGATTTGTCAATTGGATATCATAATAGAAATATCCTACATTATCAGCCTGCATAGCTGATGGGGAAAATTCTACAATACCACTTGTGGGGTCATCCCAAGTGCCTGTTAATTGATAAACTTGCGTTGAACTGTCAATAGGATTATTTTGTGTACTTAGTGTCATTACAACAGTAGAGCCAGTGAGGTCAGCAACTTCACCATTTACAGAAATCAATACTCGATCCGCCCCTGTGTCACCTCTGTATCTTTTTATAGTCATATGACCTCAATTTAATAATGTTGACGAGTAGAGATTATCTAAAACACTTACAGCATATTCGTCAGTAATAATTGTAATAGAAAGCTTATCTCCAATTTTAATATATTGAATTCCGCCAGAAGATGTAGCACTAGTTGTGGATACACCAATAGCACTAGCAACAACACCCTTTATAGCTTGGGTTACAGATTCAACACTCGCGCTACCGTTTGAGTTAGCAACAGTAATTTGAATAGCTACAGAGCTTGCATTTACATTACTAAAACCTACCCCGTTTCCTGTACTCTGATTTACAGAGTTAGTATTAGATTGTGCAGCACCAACCCCTAAAGAAGTTCCGTTGGAAGGTATTACGGAATTCACTATTGCTTGTGCCGAACTGCTTCCCGAGACACTACCCAAAGATTGAGTTATAGCATTTACGATAGCTTGTACACTACTCAACCCACTACTAGAGCCATCTGCACTTATTGTGGTTGTCCCTGAAACTGTTTCGCCATTTACTGTGGACGTGCCAGAAGCAGAGCCAACAACTACCCAAATAGATTGTGTACTAGCTGCTACAGAGGAGATTGACGAAGAACTTCCTGTTGTGCCATAAACAGAATTTGATGTTGATGTAACAACAGATGTACTAGAGGAATCCCCGGAAGAATTCCATATAGCCCTTACAACAGAGCTTATTGCACTACTGCCAGAGGAACTTCCATCTGATTTACTAATAGCATTTACAGCAGAGCTTAAAGTGGCAGTCCCTTGAGAACTTCCATTAATAGGCCATAAGGCTCTAGCAATAGCTGCTGCTATTGCAGTGCTTGTGCAGCTTCCGCTTGCGGATATAATGGAGGAGGACGTTGCTCCTGCAATAGCTAGGAAACGCCTATCAGGATCAGCACTATACACTTGCCAAGGATTCTTTGTAAGTGAAATTGCAGCAGAATCCGATAAGGCTCTTTTGATTGCCATACCCTGTACATAGTCTGTACGAATACCCCAAACAATAGATGTTGCACTAGCTGCTGTGGAAATTGTGAATCCTGAACCACTCTTTGTGCCTATGAATTTTCCATTGGCAAAGAAACGTGCGCCTGATTGATTAACAGAAGCACAGATTGTAACTACATCACCATCATTAAGACCGCTTAATGTCTGCTGTGATGTTCCGTTCCACGCTCCAGCCCAATCACACCCAAAAGTTATGCTATTGGATGTTTGACTAAACACGTCTATTGAATGCTGATTATCTACCCTGAAATTTAACCATTGGGCAGAGATGGAACCTGAACGGAAAATAAAGGTGCTGACCAGTGTAAATTCTGTAGCCCCGTGCAGTAAACCTACAGGGCCATTATAAGTCACGCCGTTGTCAGCCGAACCTATCACACGAGTGCTAATAACCCCCAACGGATGATAACTTTTAGTGAAGTAATTGTTGGTATCATTAATTGTAGCTAGACGATTAGATACTACGTCCCGCAAATTCCCGTTAGGGCCAAAAGTTGTACTGTTAGTTCCTGAAACCCACACCACTCCCTGTGTCACTGGATTGTCTAAGTCTAGGCGAGGTGTTCCATTTTGCGGTTGCTGCCTAGCTTGACGTGTTGGCAGAGCAATCGCCACCATGATTACACCACCGTACCAGAGATTTCAGACGTGTAGACAGTGGCAGATGTTAGTGCCACTCCAAGGTCATTCTTAATTACTACGTAGAATTTAGCTGGAATATATCCAAGGGCTGCAACCAAACTGAATGTTCCGATTTGCGTTACGGACGCCGTTCCAATAGGGAGAGTTCCTAGGAAGCGAAGATTAGGTTCATCTGTCGTAGATGTTCCACTGGAAGGGCCACTTCGGAAGTTAGTACCGTCTAAGGAATCTTGAATGAATACTACAAGTTGTTTATTACCAGCGGGAGTGTTCGTTGTTGCTGCATCAACCTCGATAACTACATCAAGAGGTTGATTTGTAGTACAATCATACGCTGTTGTGTTTCTTACGTATGTAGCACTAGCTAAAGTTGACAAACCAGTGTACGATAATGATGTACGGGTTCCTACTACTTGTTTTACAGTTGACATTACACTACTCCTGCATCTCTTAGATTTTGTTCTGTGACGTAGCTAAGTCCGAGTATTTCCGCCCTTGAGGCGGGTTGAAGGGAGAGGTCTTTGATTTCAGCGGCTTCTCCGGATGTAATCACCCCGGAAGCGGCAAGGATGTCAATAAGACCTTGTGTTGCTGGCTCTCCAATATCGATTCCGTCAGGAAGTGCCAAGAACTTCAAGGCTCTAGCCACCACAGTAGAATAAGTCCCAGATGTCTTGGAATAGTTCTCAAGCTTGGTTAGCACTGCATCTGCTGCGATAGCTCCAGATGGCATTCTTGCCATTAAACCTCTTTCCGAAATCATTCTGGAACGGTGTAGAGTAAATCTTTTATCATTGATAATTTCTACCACTTGCCCCGGAGAGTCCGGCAGCAATGCAGCGTAACCTAGTCCAGCCGGATCATTTAACACTTCATCTCTAAGTACGCTGTCCATGTTTTAATCTTCAGTTACTAAGTTAGCAGCAGTAGTAATACGTGGGATAACACCAACAGCCATTGTGATATTAGGAGTCAGAGTACCACTGTACAAAATCTTACCTGCACCACTAGAAACAGTGCCAATAGCAAAGTGGGTAAGAGCAGCGCCGGGAGATGCTGTACATGCTGGGAAGTCTAGGTTTGCTACTAATTGCACAGCGTTTGCTGTGACAGTAAAACCACCGCTAGAGCGAGCAACAGCTTGTCGGACGTATCCTGTATAAGCTGTTTCAGAAGTTGTTTGTGTACCCGTTTCTCCGGGATCAGCAGTGTGCAGGGAGAAATACAAACTACCTGCTGCTGCGGACGGTTGTAAACCAGAAGCATCTCCAATGTTAGCAATAGCTACATTGTTGAAGATAAGCTTCATATAATCATTTTCAAATACGTCTGCCTTCGACATGTCTATTCCTTATTAAACACGAACAAATAGTTCGTAATATAGTGGTAAATTCAAAGTGGGATTGACCACTTTTACTGTAACGATTTTATATATAGTGTTACCAATTTGAATCTTGTCAGCACTAGGGTCAATATCCGTAATCTGTGGAATTGGTTTTACAAACACTTGCTTGTCGCCAGTTTTAATCAACGTACTATCTTGTGTAGTAACCCCCTGAAATTTATTAATATAATCAAAAGGCATTGCTTTCACTACGTAACGTTTTTCAGTTTGTGTATTCTCAGATGTCAATGGGTCATATACAGAAGTTGTTTTGATCAATGTTGCTTGACAAGACCAACCTTGTTCATCAAAAAATTCTGAAACTACAGATTGAAAGTCTGAAGTGCTCATACATTATCCCAAGGGTGTTTAGAAGGATTACCAGCTACGCGATGCACCATATCTGTAACAGTTTCTGGCCTACTCCAACAAGTATTCCAATCTTCTGTGAATTGTTTTAGAGGATCAATCGCTGTATTATCACCTGTGACAACAACAGGTAAAGCTGTAAATGACATAAGAGCAGGATTGCTTATAGTGTCTAACAGAAATTGTCGGTATTGTGCGAAGGCATCCCCACCCCAAATTTCAAGTTGCACCATTTTCTTATGAGACTTGAAACTAAGCTGTGCTAAAATATATTGAGCACATGTTTGAGCAGAGGCTTGAAGATTTTGACTGTTCTCAGAAAGAACAGAGTCTATTACTTCATCTTGTAAAAATGGTAAGTCGGAAACATCGCCAATGCGCATTCTGACTTTACCAACGTTTGTAGAGTAGTCCACTGGCATGTTTGCTCCTTATTAATTAATTCAACAAAAGACCCTCGTGAGAAGGTCTTTCAGCAAACTAATTAGATTAGTTGGAAGTGGTTACTTTGAAAATAGAAGCAGGGCGAGTTGCGAAGTACAGAGGCGCAGCTTCCATTTCAAACTCAACCCATTCATCGCGTGGGTCGAGGTAAGTGCGAACGAAGATTTCTTGACCCGGCTCATTTGCACCAGACAGTTTTGCCGATGGGCCATTGTAGCCACGGAACAGGTCACGAACACCTTGAGCATATGCAATACCAGTATCGGCAGCAAAAGCAACTTCAGTAGAACCGCTTGGAAGATTGAAAGTAGCATCATACGACACGAATTCAACACCACGGAAATTGAAGGAGTCCATAATACCCCACTTCATATAATCCGACAGATCATCACGCAGCAGTTGTTTACCACTGTTGATGTAGAACTGATATGCATTCTTCATATTAGGATGCGAAATCAGCTTGTCGAAGAAAGAAGGGTCAACCATGACTTGCACACCAGTGATAGAGCCACCATTTTTGACGTTAGTTGCAATACCTGTTTTCAGTAGACGCAGTTTTTGGTCAATGTTCGTGGTAGAAGTGCCTAACAGGAAGTCAATGGTAGTTTGGGTAATACCAAATTCAGAGTACATATCCGCTACAGTGGTGCCATCAGGAGTTTTGAAAACACCTTTCAGAGCTTGCAATTTCATGTATTCTTGAGTTTGATCCCAAGCACGGCGCATATCAGTCATTTTTTCAGCAGTAGCACGGCCTAGAGTTTCCTCATCGGTGCTGCCCGGAACGCGCCAGCCTTGAATGTCTTCATTAGTCAGACGATCAGCGTGTTTGAAGTATGCTAATTTCAGTGCGAAAGTGTCAGCAGTGCGCTCACGTCCTTGTGTAGAAGCGTTTGTACCACGAGTAACTTGTGGCAGCAACGTTGTGGTTGCATAGTCTTTATCGAAGATAATTGCGGTCTGCGAAGTAGACTTCATGTTGAACAGATTTTGGCTGTTGACAAAACCGTATTGCAGAGGGGTTTCGGTAATGCCATCAACGAAATCAGTTTCTTTGAAGCTATTGAAATAATCACGAATAATCATTTATTTAATTCCTTTGTTATATGATCGCTACTAATTAAACACGAGTGCGATTGACGATGAATTTTGCTTTCAGCTTACGCAGAACATCGGCTTTTTGTGGAGCAGACAGCGCATCTTTATACAGCAGCGAATCACCAACAACACCAGCCCAACCACTCGATAGAACAGTCATGGCATAGTCAGTGGCATTGGTCAGCGAAGGAACATCCTTAACGCTTTCAATCAGGACAGCAACATCATTGGTCAGTGCGGCAACATCAGCAGCAGCAATCCATTTGTACTTATTAGTACCAGCAACAGCAATAGTGCCAGAGTCACCAGCAACAGCAGCAGTACCACCAGCAGTTAAAGTGAACGACAGACCTTGACCAGCTTCCCCATTAACAGCAGTGCCAGTAGCACCGGAAGTCAGTAGGACACCTTCAGGCGTGTACAGATTAAAAGCAGTAGCAGCAGTGAAGACAATGCGGTAATTACCCACTTTGGCAGGATCAGTGATAGTCACAGTTCCGCAAGTGAAGTTACCAGTGTTGCCAGAGTCAGCAGTATAGGTTCCAGTGCCAGAGGTAATAGTGCGGCGCAGAACAGCACCAACGTCCATACCAGTTTCCATTGTCACGGTGACATTTTCACGGCATACACCGTATTCAGCTTGTTCTTCAAAAGCCAGAACACCAGACAGTTTATTCGAACGAGTCGCAATTTTAGTCATTTCTTATTTCCCTTGTTTCTTGATAAATTGTTTAAAGTGTGCAGGCTTTTTTTCCTCTTTCACTTTTGCATCAACACCAGATTCAGCGAAAGATTCGTCTTGTTTCGCTGCTAGTTCTTTTTGTACACCGAAAACTTCTGCAAATTCGGTATCATTCATGGTTTCAGCAAACTTCTCAAACTTGGCTGCTTTCTCATCACCAAATTCTGCTGCCAGTTTACTCATACGAGCTTCAACTTTTTCTTTGTGAGCTTTTGCGACAGCCTCAGCAGCAGCTTGTTCAGCGGCAACTTTAGCTTCCTCAAACTTCTCCATTTGTTTAGTTAGTTCATCAATTTGATCAAGAGCTTCAATCAATTGGGTTTCTTTTTCATCAAAAGCAGCAAGCAGTTCTTGCAACTCTTCCGTATCTTTCAGATCAACTTGTGCGGACTCTTCCTTTGCCGACAAGCCAAATCGTTTCATCAGATCAGCTAATTTCATTAATCACCTTTATGTTTAGAAATCACATAAGCCTGAAACTCTTCTTCAGTCTTAATTCCATCAATCAGTCCAAGCTCCAAGGAGTCCTTAGACATGAAGGTTTTTGCCTTAGTGGCCTTAATAGCCTCCGCTGACAAACCTATATATTTAGACACATGAGAAACAAAGTTCTCATACAACGCATCCACCTTGTACTGCAAATCTTGCAAGAATTCTTTTTTAAAACTTCCATCTTCTGCATATGGAATTTTTTGCTCTCCTGCTGTTACAAACACTCGCTTGTACCCCTGTTGTTCCATTGCCTTAGAGGTATCTAGTAGACTAACCAAAACACCAATGGAGCCTGTATCTGCATCAGGGTGAGCAAACACTTCATCACAAATAGAGAGCCAAGCATAAGCAGCAGAAGCCGCCATACCGCCGTTATATCCGTAGATTTTTGCACCGGCTTTATCAGCCATTTCCCGTACAGTAGAGGCTGATTGGAAACAATTGAAAGCTTCTCCACCTCCACTATCTACACTCATGATGATAGTAGTAACACCTGCATCCAACATTTCACTTGCTTGTTCTACCAAAGTGGAGTATGCTGTACCTACTTCTCCACACAACGTAACAACAGGTTTATTGGTAAGAGTGCCGTCAATATTTAGAACACCAATTTTCTGCTTCTTGTTGTAGAAAAGTTCAGGTTTTGCAGGAGGGGTATCTTCTGCTTTTCCATCTCGATACAGGAGAACCCCAGAATTACGATCTTGTAAATATTGGTCAATCGGAGCAAAAGCTTCTGCTGTAATAAGCTGCGGAGTAGAATAAATACTCTGAGTAAGTCGCAGCAAAATATTTTGTTTTTTCATTTGTTTCCTTTATGCTGCATTTTCAGAATTATCAGATGATTTGTCTCTACCTGCTGGCTTGTTAGATGTACCATTACCAGAGCCTTTAGCCATTCCATCTCCCGATCTAGATTGCATGTCCTCTGGGAACAGTTTTTCATCTAACACAGTGTCTTCAGGAAGAGGTTGAAGCCCCAGAGACTCAAGAACTTTATTAACAACTTCCAGTGTGCGCGGCAGAATGCCAACAGACTTAGTACGCTGTACAAATTTAGAAATTTCTTCCAAATCTGCATCAAGGATATCCCCGTACTCAAAAGTACCCATTCTATCTGTATTCCAACCATTTAACTCGTAAATAGAACGCATTAAGTCTTGATTGAGAACAGAACGAATTTCTTTCAAACGGTATTCTACAGTCATGGATAGTAAATTCTCTTTGCTGGATGCTAAGGAATAAGAACCTTGTTGATTTGCACCAAGCTTGATTACGTCAACCCCTAATGCAACCAATATGTCTGTCTGCAAAGCTGCAATTACTTCAGGTATGTTAAAAGACTTCCCATATTTAGCTTCTAACAGTTGAATTTCTACAGTTTTATTGGCATTCTCATCATACATTAAAGGGTAGACAATACCAGATTGTGTTCCTTTTACAAGGTTGGTTGCCATATCAATAAACTGTTGTGCAGCAGCTTTTTCTGAGCTTGTTGCATCAGGACTCAACAGCTTTGGCGGAATACCAATAGCAGGAATCCCCTGTAAATCTTTAGCAATTCCCAACATTAATTGATCTTGCAATAAACTTAATTGTTTATAAGGTAGGAATACAGCCTTCAATAAGCTCTGACCTTGTGGATTTCCGTTCGTACTGTCAGCAGAAAACAATAAGAATTTTTCCCTGTCAATTTGAAGAACTCCATCTTTATTCTTGATATTCTCATATCTCCACTGGTTTTCCAGATTTTGAAGCGACTGCCCAATACCTACAAGATTTCTTCCATCTTCAGAGTAGTACCATTTTGCAATAGTCTCTTGACTACGGGGACTTAATTTACGAAGACCAATCTTACCATCATTATATTTGCTTCCATTCTTCTTTAAGCGTCTGCGAAATACTTTTTCACTTACTTGAAAGCCATATTTTAAATATGTAGTTACTTCAGTAATGAATTGCCCCCAAGAATGTTCCATATCAGTCATACACGACTGCACAAAAACACAACGTTCTTTTTCTACGTCTGTTGCATTCTCAGGAGGACAAACATACCAAGGCACAGAATTAACCATTAAGTTATAAACATTGAAGGCAGAGCACACCGTAGGGTGTGCAGACATTTCATTTACAACTTGTAACAAGTTAGGGTATTGGAATACTTTATTACGCTCTGCGTAAATTTGGTTATTAGCTATACGTAGGCCGGAAACACCTTGTTCGCCTAGAGCAATGCGGGGTAGTGCTGTATCAGGGTCAGCTTCAAGAGCCGAACTTTGAGGCTTCTTTGTCGCCATGTGTTACTCCTGTTCATTTATTGCAAGATTGTAACACGAAAACAACTTCGTGTCAAATTATTACACAATCTTGTAGATTTGTGGTATTATAGGGAGGGAATAGGACTAGTTTGTGTAAGAGATGGCATACTAAAATCTGGCATATATATATTCTTAGCTAAAGATGTGAAAGCATCACTAGCACTATCAACCTGATCATCTTTCTGTGTTTTCTGAAGTTTCAAATCAGAAGAGAACGCTTCAAGCTCTTTGAAAAATTCCTCGTTCCACTCTCCACGGACAACTTTAATGTTGCCAGCCTCTGCCATAGAGCAAAAAGGAAGGAATCTTGTAAGTTTAGATTTGCCAGAGACAACCGGGGCAGTTTTAGTAGGAACACCATTTTCAGAAAGTACAGTTCTGTATAAAAACACAGCAGATTTACCTGCGGCTCCGGGGTCAACTGGAATAACAACTGTACATCCATCAACACCATCTTCTTTAGCCACTTCAGCCACTTTTTTCAGCACTTTATCTGTAGTGGCTTGAAACCTTACCACATCTTCTATATAATATGTACCAAACCTATCCCGGCTCATTTTAACACCGGCAGTCCAGTCAGGGTTATTCGTCTTTGTCTTTTCTTCAGATGCGAAATCCCAAGCTCTTACTCTTGTTGCTTGTGATGGCGGCAATTCAACCATTTCTACCCAAGACCTGTCAAAGAACATACTTCCTTGCTCTCGTGCTGTCCAAGAGCCATGCAAATATTTCAGTTGGTTTACATAAGGTTGAGATAAAAGGCTGGATAAATAGCTGGTATTTCTTGGTGGAAGCAGGAATGGATTAGAAAACACGTTACACGGAACAAAACGAAAACTCTTTGGCATACATAAACGTTGTTTCTCTTCTGTTGTAAGTGCATCCAACTGAGCTTCAGTCATCCCATGTGCATAAATATGACCTTTAGGCTCACCGTACAACTTGAAGCATTCTTCTGGGCTGTCTGCCCACTTAGCTACGTTATCTTCAACCACAAACCATTTAATCTTATTCTCGGTGCCGGGTAGTGGTACGCCCGTATCAGGATCAAGAGAATAATCAACCCAACTTTTTAAGAAGGAATTTATATCAGGGTTGCATGTCAAGATTAGTTGAGGGTGTATTTTCGAGCCTACTGTACGTAGTCGAGATTGCAAGAATAAGATTTGTTTCTCTGTCCACTTATCACCAGCCTCATCCACCATGAAGCGGGTAAGCTGAGAACCTTGCCAAGAACCTAAGTCATCATCACAAGAAATTGCAGAGAAGGATATTGTTGCCCCGCTAGGAAATTCCCATAATTTTGCTTGAGTTTTATATGGAATCTTTGTAAAATCTCGGTAGATACTTTTAGACTCATCAATCAATCCTCCGGGACGCTTCAACTCGGGTTCATATCGCCTCAAAATTGCTGCCCTAAAACTCGGATCATGAATACCATCTAAGTTTTTTGTAAGACAAATGTGGGTCTTTCCGCCTCCTGCGCCGCCTCCGACCAAAATCACATCAGTGGTTTTGTCCTGTAACACTATCCTTTGCATTTCACTAGCAGGCCCATACACTTTCTTAGGTTTTTTCATTAATATCCTCCATCAAAGATTCAACTCTTTCAAGGGGAGCTACCCTGTTCGCCACGCAAACGACAAAAACCGCCTCTAGGACGGTTTCTAAAAATGAAGTCAGAAGCCACGCTAACCTGCTATCTGACATGAGACTCCAAGAGTGAATCCCCTCACCACAACAATTACGTGTTAAAGTCCACGGTGACTATTAATCCCCAACAGGGACATCTTCCGGTGTAGTGCTGCAACCAGAATCTTTGTTTTCTTTCTTAGACCAATCAATTTTGTCCCAATTAGACTTGATTGCTTCACGGTCTTCTGTACGACGATGAGAGCCTTTCCCTGCTTCTTCGTGATATGTACTCATAGTTCTCCTTTGTTTGATGCTCCGTGTCAAACTTGACAGATGTATCCGCGAAGATAACACCACAGAGGTTTGCCCTCCGAAGACTTCAGGAAACGTCTTTCCATTTCTGTGCTACTGACCTCTAAGGGCGATTTTGGAGCGGGCAACAGGAATCGAACCTGCGACGAACAGCTTGGAAGGCTGACACTCTACCTACTGAGTTATACCCGCGTTGTTTGGCTGTCTAGACTGGCATCGAACCAATAACCTAGTGATTAACAGTCACTTGCTCTACCATTGAGCTACTAGACAATGTTTGGTGCTACTTAGAGGATTCCAACCCCTGACATCTTCATTACAAGTGAAGCGCTCTAGCAACTGAGCTAAAGTAGCTTGGTGGGCGAGGAGGGATTCCAACCCTCAATCCTTTCGGCGCGTGATTTTAAGTCACGAGTGTATCGCAGTTCCACCACTCGCCCCTAATTTAATAATCCTCTGGATAGCTGACTATGGCAATTTGGACAAAGAAATCTTAGATTTTCCTCCCTATCGTCTAACCAATCTTCATTAATATGATCTACATCTAAAGTTAATGGAAAATCGTGCCACACAGGGATTTGAGAACACTTTTCACATTCGTGTTTTCTACCAATCTCAATTAAACACCTAGTCAATACACTACCTTTCTGTCTTAACCCACAGTCTCTTTTAATTAAGATTTCACTAAATTTTTTCTTTGAAAATTTCTTACCTTTATTCCACAATTGACCTGTGAAATGTTGTGTATCTAGACCTAGTTTTTTAATCCTTCTGCTATAGTGACTGTGAGAGCCACCTGTCTCTCTAATTCCTAAGTATCTAAGTACTCCTGCTATTGACTCACTATTCTCTACTGCAATAGTTAATTCTTCATCAGTTATCTTATTGTATTTTCTTTTCATACATTGAATCATTTTTATTTTGGTAGGCTTACCGAGACTCCAACTCGGACGCATTTCTGCACCGGAACCTAAATCCGGCGTGTCTAGCTATTCCACCATAAGCCCATTTATTCTTTCCTGAAGAATCCTCTACAACCTCTTCGTGCTTCCGTAGGAGGGGACGTAGCCCGTTTTAGGAGAAGATTCAGGAAAGAAGCCTCTTTGGAAGCTTCAATATGTGTATTGTATACTCAATCTTCTTCTTTGTCAACTATTTGTTCTGTCATCTGCACATCAATCACAGGTTGATCCCGAAAATCTTCATGCACATTGTCAAAATCTACAATAGGGGTGTCATCCTCTTCTTCCTCTTCTTCACCCTCTGGTGTAGTAGTTCCCGCACCTACAAGCTTCAGCAACACTACTTCCTTCTCTAGACGGATAATTTCATCCTTGTCTCTTTGATCAACCATTTTTGTGTGTAGGGTTAGAATAGCTTCAGCCGCCATCCTACGATCCTTGTCAGCAGCGTTTTTGTCTACAGAGATGTGTACAAGAGTCTCCAAAGCTGTTTGTAGATATCGTCCAGATTGTTTGATTGCCTTGTCTAAGTCATGCCCTTTAGGTTTTAGGAATGTGTTAGCTTTCCTAGTTTTCTTGTACGGGCCTCTTTTTACAACGTTTGTTGACTCCTCTACAACCACTATTTCTGTGCTTGTATCTTTCTCTTCTTCCATGCTAGAATGCCTCCAAATAAGCTTAATAGTAGCACAAATGTTGTTTGTTGTCAATTTTCCATATTGACAGAAACTTTTACATGGTGTAAGATAGGTTTTATGTTACAAACAAGGAGGGTAAAGTGTGACCGAAGAGTATTTTGATGTTGACAGTTTTGTAACTAAATATGAATATTTTGAACAGGGTATAGAAGAGTATTCTGTGGATGAGATTAACAACCTAACTGAAGGAGTTGACAATGAGTAAAGAAATTAAAGAGATGGTAGAGCCGAGTATTGTTGTATTTGGTTTCATGCTGCAAGAGGCTATTCTAGATGGCTGGCGCATCAGTGAGCAACACCCTGTAAACTTTTTTGGAGGTTTGTATGTGGTGAATGTAGAACGTGGGGAAGATGAAGCTGTTGTAGAAGAAACACCTATTGAATCTGCTCCTACAGAGGCAAAGAAACAAGGGCGTCCAGCTAGGGCTAAATAATGAACGTTAAATTTGAAAATGGCTCTGTCCCTATTCATGAATTGAGAAAGGGTGTTGTTGTTTTGTATAATAACCGTTTCTATCACATCAAGTCATTTTGGCAACATGGTACTCAGGGATTTCAAATTGTTCTAGAAGATGATGAAGAATTATTTGAAATACTTCCTCAAGAAGTAACATGGCTTGGGCCGATGTAATTTGACTAAAAGGATATCTCAGTGTAATATTGGGATATCCTTTTTAACATTCTGTGAGGTACTAATTAATGTCCAGACAAGCAGCACGACATACCCGTAAAAAGAAAATCGAACAAGAACTTCCTCCTGTACACAAAGAGAAGTTTCAGGAAGTTGTTCCCTCACAAACAGTAGCACAGAAACTAACAGCACAAACAAAAAATCAAGCTATGCAGTTGAAATACCAGCAAGAAGGAAGAAAAGTCATCTTTGCTATTGGTGCAGCAGGTAGTGGGAAAAGTTTCTTGGCAGCTTACCATGCTGCTGAACAACTTAGAAAGAAACAAGTAGAACAAATCATTCTGCTTCGTCCAAATGTCTCCGCAGGAAAATCCCTTGGTATGCTACCCGGCACTCTAGAAGAAAAATTAGCAGTTTTCTTCACTCAAACACTCTCTCATCTCTCTTTCTTTATGGGTAAAGGTTTTATGAAATATGCTCTGGATAAAGGTATTGTCCGTATGCAATCCATGGAACACCTTCGTGGTCTTAGTATCTCTAATGCCATTGTAATTTGTGAAGAAAGCCAAAATCTCACAGAAGATGAACTAGAAATGACCCTTTCCCGTATCGGAGATAATTGCCAAATCATCTTCACAGGGGATCAAAAACAAACAGATTTGAAGTTCAACAGTGGACTCATGAAAACTGTAGATTTGATTGTAAAAACCATCAACGATGAACCTGAATACATGACAGATGAAGATTTGGATGAATTAGAAAGCAATATTGGAGTGGTGAACTACACCATGCAAGACGTTGTTCGTTCTGGTTTGTGCAAGAGCTTCGTGAAGATGTATCATCACAACTAAGGAGACAGAATGAAACCACAAAGAAACAATAACCTATTGGAGCTTTTCAAGCAAGACCCTGAAGAATTCCTCCCCTCTTCTTCTCCTACTGCCTTCAGCCATGTATTCCGCTTGAATCGTCCCTTTGAAGATATTTCTCAATTCTCCTCACTGATTGACACTCTAGAGTCTGCTGGAGAAAACGATATTGTGCAAATTAGATTGGCTAGTCCCGGTGGTAGTTTAGATGCAATTATTCCTGTTTTGGCAGCAATGGATTCTACGGAAGCTTTTATTCACTGTCACGTAGATACGTCCATTGCTAGTGCAGCAACTTTTATTATGCTTAAAGGTCATGCTATCACTTTCAACCCGCTTGCTGATGTAATGTTACACAACATCTCGTTTGGTGCTGGTGGTTCTGGTGGGAATGTTGAAGCACGAGTTAATCACATCATGAAAACCTCTAACAAGTTGATTAAAGACACATACGAAGGTTTTGTAACTAACAGTGAGATGGAAAAACTTCTCAACGGGCTTGAATTATACTTTACTGCGGAAGAGTGTATAGAACGTCTGAAAGCACGCTCTGAGAAACAGCAGAAAGAAGAATCTGAGCCTGAAGCTCCTACTAAAGCTAAGAAGCCCCGTAAGCAGAAGGAGAAAGCTCCTACAACAGAAGATGTAGCTGCAATGTTACAACAACTAGCACAAGAATGACAATAGCCCTGCACAGAGATGTGTGGGGCTTTTTATTTGTGCTTGCACTTTGTAGGATGTTGTGCTAAAGTAGCTTCATCAAATCATTTTGGAGAAACAAATGGCTAAGGCTATCGTAGCAAAGGTAACGGCTGTGCAGGAGATTCCGGGTGCAGACAAGATTCATGTGGCTGTTGTTCTTGGTGAAAACTGTATTGTTAGTAAAGATGTTGGTGTTGGGTATGTTGGTATCCTGTTCCCTGCTGACACTCAACTGTCTGAAGAATACTGCCGTGAGAACAACCTGTTCCGTCAAGCACTGAACAACAAAGACAACACCAAAACTGGCTTCTTTGAAGAGAATCGCCGTGTTCGTGTTCAGCCATTTCTGAAGGTGAAGTCTCAGGCTTATTTCACTTCTCTTGAAAGCCTGTCTTACGTAGGTAATTACAATGAAGTGAGTGACATTGGATATAGCTTTGACACTGTAAATGGCAAACAAATCTGCCAGAAATACATCTCTAAAGCCACTCGTGAAGCTCTGGAACGTCAACCGAAGAAAAAGAAACGTCTGATTGATTTGCCATACTTTGAGAAACACGTAGACAGTGCTCAATTTAAGCACAATGCAGCTATGATTCCTGTAGGTGCTATGCTGTCTTTCACAGCAAAGATTCATGGTACTTCTCATCGTTCTGGCCTGACTAAAGTGGTGCATACACTGCCAAAATGGAAGCAGATTGTAAATAAAGTTTATCCGTTCTTCAAACAAGAAGAATGGAAGCACATTGTAGGCACTCGTAATGTCATCCTGACAGAAGGTAAAGAAGGCTTCCACGGCTCTGAGCAATTCCGCTTCGATGTTATGGAAATGCTGAAGCCCTTTATGACTGAGGGTATGACCATTTACGGGGAGATTGCTGGCTATGCGAATGGTAAGCCTATTATGGCAACCCACTCTGGCAAATCAACCAAAGACAAAGCTTTCCAGAAGAAATATGGAGAGAACATTGTTTATAAGTATAACTGTGCAGAGCATGAGAATTATTTCTTTGTTTATCGCATCACTCAACTGACACAAGACGGGAAGAACATTGATATGTCTCCTGCACAGATTCAACAGTGGTGTGAAGAACGTGGATTGAATGCCCCTCTGCATGTTGCTGAATCTGAAATTTATGATGGGGATTTGGATAAGCTGCTGGCAAAGGTAGAAGCACTCACTGAACGTCCTGATGTACTTGGTGCAGACTATCTTGATCCATCTCATCCGGGGGAAGGTATTATTGTTCGTGTAGATACGGGGAAACAAAATCCGTATTTCCTGAAATCGAAGGCTTACTTCTTCAGGTGCATGGAAGGTCTTGCAGAGGCAGCAGATATGGAAGATTTGGAAGCAATTTCTGAATGAAAGGACTACAAATGAAATGCGTAATTACTGTAGGTGTATCTGCTTCTGGTAAATCTACTTGGAGTGAGAAACAAGAGGATTTCTATGAAATCAATCGTGACAAACTTCGTTGGGAAGTGACAGGTAAGCTTGGCTGGAAGGGAGAAAATGCCTACAAGTTCTCTAGTAAAGTTGAGAAGGAAGTGAGTGATATTGCTGATCATCTGCTTGTAGAGTGTGCAAAGCGGGGAGAGGATGTTATTTTCTCTAACACCAACTTGAACCCAAAGCTTCGTAACAAACTGATTGCAGATTGTGTGTCTATGGGCTACAATGTAGAAATTGTAGAATTTCCTGTCAGTTTCCAAGAGGCTGTAAGGCGTGACAAAGAGCGTGGAATCTTCTCTGTTGGGGAAGAAGTTATTTACAAACAGTGGGAACAATGGGTAGCATATTGGAATGAGAAGGAAGTTTGATGAAGAAACACCCTCTACAAATAGCAAACGAAGAAAGAGCTAAGACAGACCCTTGTAGGCATTGTGGATTCCACAACAGGGCAGACGGAGGAAAGGGTTTCCACTTATACGAAGCAAAGTGTAAGAGTTGTGGTGGTAGTATGGATCACTCTTATCTGTGGGCACCTTGGGGAATGACATGGGAGCAATTGCAAGAAACCAAAGACAAATGGAACAAGATTATGGAGAAATATAAACGTGAGTAATATCTTTTTGACAAGTGATACACATTTTGGTCATGTAGGAGTGACAAAGTTTCTTGCTCCTAATGGGGTTGATAAACTTCGCCCTTGGGACACTATCGAAGAAATGGATGAAGCCCTTATTGAGAATTGGAATAAAGTTGTACGTCCACAGGACAAGGTGTATCATCTAGGAGATGTTGTAATCAATCGTCGTGCTCTGCCTACTCTGGCACGCCTGAATGGTACAAAGATTCTGATTAAAGGTAATCATGACGTATTCCGGCTGGAAGAGTACACTCCGTATTTCAAGGATGTACGGGGCAGTGGTGAACTGGCAGGATATGTACTAACACACATTCCTATTCATCCACAAAGCTTAGAGCGTTGGAAGGGGAATTTCCATGGGCATTTGCACGCTCATAGTGTTTTGCACACATTCCAAGAGGGAGCTATTCTTAAAACAAGACATCACCCGCGTTATCTCTGTGTCTCTGTAGAACAAACAAGCTTTACACCTATTAGCTTGGAAGATGCTATCAAAAAATGGGAGAAACAACAATGAAATATTACAAGCGTGATTTTCTGAATAAAGCTGAAGGTATGGCTGCTTTTGAAGCCGATATTACTTGGGATAACGACGATGGGCATGATTATGGTATGTCTGCTTCCTTCTGTATTACAGATTGCAGCCGTAAAGTATCACTAGACTTCTCTCCATATGGTGATGAGGAAAATAACAGCTTTTACAAACTAACTAAGCTGATTGAAGAACTGTCTGCATTCAAAGAGAAATTTGAAGAAATTCACAAGGCGCGTGCAGAATACAAAGAGGCAAAGGAAAAAGATGAAACCTGAAATCTCTCTCTACAGCGGGGGCAACTTCTGCTTTACAGAACCAGATAGCAGCAACTACACTGTAAAGGATATTGCACTGAACCTCTCCAATCTCAGTAGATTTACAGGTTCTCTTGAGAAGCCTTACAGCATTGCACAACATTGTGTATATGTCTCTCTGCTTGTTCCAGAGGAATATGCTATGGAAGCTCTTATGCACGATGCTGGAGAAGCCTTCCTTGGAGATGTTTCCTCTCCTCTCAAGCAACTGCTTGCAGACTACAAGAAACTGGAACAGAGTGTAGAAGCTTCTATTTTCAAAAAATATGGCTTGCAGTTTCCCATGCATCCAGAAATCAAGAAAGCTGACATGCGTATGTTTGTGAGCGAGCGAATTGACTTACAGCCTAATTGTTCTGTGCGAGGATACAACTTTGAGAGAGCACCTTTTAAGGTGGTTCCTTGGGGACACAAGAAAGCTTATGAACAGTTTTTGAAGAGGTTTGATGAACTTGGAGGAGTGATTAAATGAAGAAAATTATTATTGTAAATAAATCTGATGTAGTTGATGAAGAATTGTTGCTTGCAGCTTTCATGAACGCAATCCCTCACCACAAAGCAAGCGAGAAAGGTGCTGTGCTACTCTACGAAGGAAAATTTGGCGTTGTTACAAGGAAGAACAAAAACAACGACTCTTTCTATTTCTATAATGTTGAAGAGAGGGTGTGATGGCAATCATTGGATTTATCTTATTGTGTGTTGTGCTTCTGTATTTCCTAGCAGTGGCATGTTTTGGAATCTTCTCTGTAGGATTTAGTATTGCAATGGGAGGTACAAAGACATATTGGTATTTGGTTCCTATTACCGGATTGCTGCTAGATTTGTGGTTGTTCTGGCTGCTGTTCCAACATGCCCCTTTTACTATTTCTCTAATTTGATATGGCTGTATTAACAATCAAAGAGCACAAGAGTATAGTATAACGTTTAACAGCTACTAAATACTGTAATTTGACAATACCTGTTTCACAGATTATAATTCTCCTATTAAACAACGAGGGAACCTTTGTGTTCCCTCTTTCTATTGGAGAATACATTGAATCAAGAGAATTATAGGCCACGTAAATACGTTTTTGAAGTAGGTCAAATATACCCCACAAATCATTGGGGTGAAGTAGAAGTGCTAGATGTTGTAAACTCAAACAATATCAGAATTAAATTTTTAAATACAGGTAACACCAAATCTTGTCGTAGCTCAGACCTTTCTGCTGGTAATGTCAGAGATGACAAGCTGTACAAGAAACAAGGCAATCCTTCCTCTATCCCCTCTCCAGCTAAAGATAAATCATTCATACATGCTGGCACAGTGTTTCTAACAAACTTATATGGAGAGGTTGTAGTTGTAGAGTATGTCAATGGTAAAAATATTATTATCAAATTTACCAACACAGGTAACATTCAAACAGTTCAAAAAGATGCTTTAAAGAAGGGGCTTGTTCATGATATCAAAGAACGAAATAGGATATCTAAGGAGAAAGAAAAACAAAGAAAGCTTTCCTTAAAATTACAAAAGGAAGAAAAGAAGAAAAACACATTAAGAAAGAGGCAGGAAAAGAAAGAGGCAAAGAAAGCTGAAGCTGTGCAAAAGAGGGCGGAAAAGAGAAAACTTAAAGATGAGGAACTGCTGTCTGTTGTTGGACTAGAGTTTTCTGATAAGTTAGAAATGAAATTTTCTATTGTTTCAAGAGATTTGGAGACAGAACTATGCACCATCCGATATGAAGAATCTGGAAACGAGTATGAATTTACGTTCAAAAATATTGTTGGTGGGCAGTATGACGTATATGATAGGGGTAGTTCTGACTTTGAAAAGAAGTATAAACAATATTCTAAAACACGCTCTGTGAATTGGTACGAAGAGAATAGAGAAAGACTTCTAGAAAAAGCTCTTAAGTACCAAAAGGACAATCCTGATAAAGCAAATCATTACAACCGAATCCGTCGAGGTAAGCGTAAAAATACCGAAGGAACTCACACACAAGAAGAAGTGATTGAATTGCTAGTACAACAAGATAACAAGTGTGCTTGTTGCAACACTTCATTTTTGACAGTGAAAAAACATCTTGACCACATTCATCCAATCAATCTTGGTGGCAGCAACTGGATTACTAATCTTCAATGGTTGTGTGACTTCTGCAATCTTGTTAAAAATGATTCCCACCCTGATGTGTGGTTAGAATATAGTCAGTCTGAGGAATTCAAAGAGAGGCGCATGAAAAGACTCTTGACAGTATAAAATCTAAACGGTATAATTCCTTCATAAATTCACCATTAGGAGTTTGTATGAACATCATTGGGTTGTGCCGTGTTTCCACAGAGGAACAAGGGGAGAGCAGGAACGGGTTAGAGGCCCAACGAAAAGAGATTGAAGTATGGGCCTCTCAGAACGGATATACAATTGTCTCCATGATTGAAGAAATCACTTCTGGCTCTCTCTCTGTGCAAGATAGACCTGTATTGCAGTCTGCCCTATCTCTTGCCCGTAAGATGAAATGCAAGATTGTAGTGTCTAAAGTGGACAGGATTAGTAGGGATGCCGCCGTTATTCACAACCTGATGCAGAAGAAAAAGGTTGTAATTTCTGTTGCGCTCGGAGAACAAGCTGACAGCTTCGTAGAGCATATTTATGCAGGGCTTGCTGAAAAAGAAAGGAAAATGATTGGAGAGAGGACTAAGGCAGGGTTAGCTGCTGCCAAAGCTCGTGGTGTAGTTTTAGGTAATCGCACCAATCTCCCAGAAGCTCGTAACATTGCTGTAAAAAATATCAAAGCAAAAGCTGATAGGTTTGCTGACAAGCTTCGCCCCACTATCGAACGTATGGTGAGGGACAAAATGAGCTTCAAAGCGATAGCTTCGGAGTTGAATGCAGGAGGGACTACGACAGCTAGAGGCGGTTTGTGGTATTCTCAGACGGTTATTAATTTAGTATCCCGCTGGAAATAACTTAAATTTGTTGTGCAAAAGCCCTTTGGAGAAATCTGAGGGGCTTTTTATTTGTGCTAAATTTTTTATAAAATTTTTTAGAAATCAAGCTATTTCATATAGTGAAAATATCTGTTGTAGAAATATTTTGTGTTGTTGGTGTGCAACATTTTTTCAGAGTTTTGTGGAAAATGCTCACAGATACGGGAGGGATTTAACAGGATACTTCATTTATGTATTGTACATTTCTAGCTTTTATAAAATATCAATAGACGTTCAACGATACCCGCTCCAAAGTCCTTCAGAACGCGTCAGATCAACCTGTATTCAACGATCGTTTACGCTTCCTTATCACCCTACATGGCCACAACAGAATGCCCCTTAAGCTCTTGATTTCAAATGAGTAAATAATCTAAACGGGCGTTTAGTTCTTATTCGGTTAATGGATTCCCTGTGGATAACTGGCCTATCAACCTGATCCTAAAGACCTCTATAGATATAAGCACCTGTAGCTGCGAGGAATGTTGCTTTGGGGACACTATGTGTTGATTATTTGCAATAGTGTTGCATAGAAGTAACATTTGGCTGTAACTGTTAAAGAGTCGTTTAGACTGTTACTTATATCCGGTGCCTCTAGCAAGAAGGAGGTGCAAGTGTTTAATATATAGGTCTTTCCCGATACACACTACATCTAGTTGTTATAGAGAAATGTTGCCTAAATGTAGTAGATACACTATATAAGCGTACTAGATAGGTTAGTGTGAACAGTATTGCACAAAAGAAAAGGGGCATTCCCCGTTAAGAGATATGCCCCTGATAGTGAATCATGCATCTTTTAGCCAGAACTCGGCATATGTTACAGGGATAAAGCCTATCCTCATGCACCATGCTTTATACGCCATATACACCATAAACTTTTTAGTATTCATAATAAATCCCCCTTTTAATAATAACATTTAAAGAAATTCAGCAAATGCCCCTATTGCCATCCTAGCAGGCTTAGTCGTGTCGTCTTTAAAACTAATCCTGACATCTCCTTTCACGTCCCTTTTAACTATCGCATAGAGCAATCCGCTCTCCTCGTCATACACTTCAGCCATGGATGCTGCCAAACGCTGTTCTACGCTGCCGTAGTCGCCATGCTGCATATGTAGATAGGCATTAGCGACAGCCCTGTCTACATCGGATGCACGATTGATCTTTACAGGATTGCGATAATCCTTGAGGACATAATACTTAGTGGTTACGCTTCTAGCGTTTACAGTGCGCATATTGTTATTCCTCGATTTTATTCAAAAGCTTGTATTGTTTCCACTCTTCAGCAGTCATATAAACCGCATACATGTACGGGATAGCCTGTTTCCTTTCCTCGTCTGTTCCATACATCAACATGTTGTAATGCTTTTGGCACAGACCTGTCTCATGAGTAAGGCCCGGAATACTCTTGGCTTGTTTGCAACCACAAAGCTTAATCATGGCTTACTCCTCAGAAGAGTATTCTTCCATTCCGAAATTGCGCCTTTCTTCAGGCGTCATTAGTTCATAGCAATATGCCCATAAATCCCCGTCTTGATATAACGTCCATTTATTCCCGTCTTTGGTGTAGCTGGCGTTATTTAAAACATCTTCCCATTCTTCCCAATATTCCTCGTGATCCGGGCCAGCGTTAAGGACTTCTTTAACGTCACTCTTGACGTTCCATTGTGCCATATCGTAATTAATGGCAAAGCGTTGCGGGACATAGATACCTTGATTGCCGTCTACCAACAGGACGACAGCAGGGAGAGATTTATTATTCATGATTAAATCCTTTCTTCATAATAACGCTGTAATCGTTCTTTACGTCATTCCATTTAGACAGCGTAACGCCATAGGACGGGTTAGGCTTATTCCATGCATCAATGCCCGTGTTAGCAGCCATGTACGCTTTTGTAGCCCGTGAAAGGCTGTCTCCTAAGTAGATGAGGGAATTCATGCCACAGGGGACCGTTTCTGTGCTGTCATTGCGGTCCACACGGTATTTATTAGTCATTTTCATTTCCCCTCATTAATCCGTTTGATCAATTCGGACGTTTCAGCATTCCGCTTTGCAATCTGGCATTCGGAATGCGCTGTAAACAGTTTCGTATAATCCGAAGGCTTGCCGCCGTATTTATCCGCCCTTTCCTTTGCTGAAGGAATGAGAATGACAGGCTTGCCACAAATTGAGCATTTCATTTTATTCTCCTTTAACGACTAGCAGGAATACCCGCATTGCGTGCTTTAGTGATGGCAATCTGTGCCGAACGATAAGACTTGAAAATCTTACCTATGAAATACCCTGTATCGTCTGTTACGTGGCATTCTGGCTTATTGCAATAACCATTTATGTACATGCCGTTATATCTGTGAGTAAACATGTTCCCTCCTTAAAATTAAAACATTCGTTAATGCCCCTGAATAGAGGCATAGGCTAATGTTTTATTCGCCTGTAAACTCTACATAACCGCTACTGCTACCGTACATTTTCAAATACTGTTCTGGCGTAGTGTATTTAACAGGAATTCCACTAGTTGCCCAATGAGGAGCACCGGTTTTAATAAACTGTTCGGCCTGTTCTTTAGTGATGACTCCCATATCTTTAGCAATCTGCCAGCCTGTACCTGTTTGGCGCATTTCTTTGGATGAATAATTACCAGAAAAATCAACACTAAAACACCAACTACCGCCAAAGCTTACAACCTTTACACCTTCCGTATAAAAGCCATATTCCCCGTTCTTGGCAATATAAACCTTATAACCATAAGATTTTAATTGCTTTGCAATATTCTGAATCAATTCTTTTTTCATGATTTATCCCCTAATCTTAATTGCCACAGCCTGTAATTGAATATGATCCATTCCGCTATTATTCCCATTCCTATAGCGCCGTAACACGGCCTTATCGTCCACAGACAGCCATTTAATGCTTTCGGCTTCAACGATGGCGGACATGAGGAAATACTGTCCCATGGCAATAGCGTCTAAGTGTTTGGCAAGAATTCGTTTTTCACTAGGTTTCATCATAATAATTCCTTAGCTGAAGTATTGAGCGACAACTATTTGTTCGCCTTCGTTTACATACTTGACCAATACGCCAGAAAAATATGTATCGTTAAAATAACCGTCCCATCCTTTAAGCTCAGTATTGCTGTCTAAGCGCATAAACTCGCCTAAGTGGTAAATCTGTCCTTTATAGCGAAAGAATGACGCGCTATCATTTCCCTGTTCGATTGCATCCCAATTAAGGTAGTCAAACTCTTTCCGTTCTTGTGGTGTCAATTGGTATGCGTCGATAATGTCACGAGGGACATTGTTAGTTCTTACAGTGATATTCATGATTTATTCCTTTCCTTAAATTTCCAGCATTCGACGCACTCTAGCTCAATCTCGTAATACCGCTTAAACGCGTCTACAGCCCCGTAAAGCGCTTTTCTGTCCCCGTCTGGTGTATCAGTGTCAAGGGCATCTATGCGCCTGTCTACAGCCTTGCGATAGCAATCCTCAAAATGGTTTGCATCGGCTCCTATGTCTGTTGTCTTACCTAACGCTAACGTTACGCGAAAGACATAGCTGTGTGGATTTTGCCCATGTTTCCTAAAGCTTATGCCTACAGGCAAGCCATGCTTATTAATCAATTGCATATTGCCTCCTTTTAAAACATTCGTTAATAGGGGCGGTTTATTGCCCCTATTGGCTAATGCTTTATTTTCGCAATTTCTCAAGGCAGATAGGGCAATTAACCTCTTTAATATTGCGAGTAGTCATTGCATGATATGAACCATTACCACACAAAGGACGAGGAGCTTTCTTATCAAGGCAGGAAACATGCTTGCCCATCTTATACGCCGCTTCTTCCAATGTCATGCCGTAGTGAGTTAATGTAATCACGATTGCCCCCCTTACACCAATTCCAGCGCTTTAAACATTGCCGCACTCTTAATCTCATCACCTTTACCAAAGAATGCACTATCAAGCTTTGCATCTGCTGTACGGGCCTTATTGTGATGATCTTCCCATTCCGTTACAGCATTCACCAAACCCCATGCCGTGCCGCGTACACCGGGCATATCGCTGCCCATGCCCCGGCCTTGATAAAGCGACAGGATATCCGCGATTTTGTTTTTCACTTGTGTTGATTGATCCTCAATTTCGATAATTTCAGGTTTGAACAGCAGCGATTGCAAGAATTCTTTAGCCTTATTATCTTGCATCGTTACATTGCTCAATGCCTTTGCTGCACCGATGAATTGAGCGAATTGCCCCGTAGCAATGCCAAGTTTATCTTTCATGCCTTGCCCGTCGAATTTCGTTTTATGGGACAGGCGAACAATGTTGTTATCTTTGGCTTTCAGAGCCATTGACAGAGTGTTATTGCAAACCACTCGCACAGTGGTAAAGCGTGCTTCTGTTGCCAGCGTTCCATCAGCCGATGTAGACAGCAGCAGATATCCGCCCACTTCGTCACGGCCGACAATGTTAGCTGATTCCCCGATGCTTGCCAATGCCCACATGCGAGCGCCACCGAACAGGGTTCCTGCTGTATGCAGCTTGAAGTCGTTCCCTGCTACAAGATCGCGGAAGAACTCCAATACATCGTGAGGCTGTACCACTTGATAGCGATTCGACACAATGCCAAGGGCAGCTTTCGTGTCAGAACGATACAGCACGCGCTTATCATCCATCAGGCCAATGTGCATCATGTCGTCTGTGGTGAACTGAACAGGGGATTGATTGATTTTCCAATCCATGCCCGCCGCCACTTGCCATTGCTCAATGGTTGCATTCTCTTCCAGACGTTGGCCCAAACCATGCCAAGCAACATCGCCGACATAAGCCATTTCAGCAAATTTGTTTTCACGAATCGTCAATTGATGTGCCATGTTATTTCCCCTTTAAATTGATTGAAATGAATTAGTTAAAACGTTCTACAGTGCCCAACAATACATACAGCGCTGCATCAAGCGACCAATTGCGAATTGCCAGATAACGGGCAGCGCATTTAATGCCAAGAGTGCGCTTGATGATACGCGCTTGCTCAATTTGAGTTTTCTTTTGTGAATTCAGTTTGGTTTTCATTTGTTACTCTCCTTTAAAAACATTGCATGTAATAGCGCACGTTGAAATGCGCTATGGCCTGAAATGTTTATTCTTCGGGGAAAGCATCAACCAAAGAATCTTTTGCTGATTCTAGGCTGTCTTTCGAGGATTCAAGGTTGCTAATCTTTTCGTATAGCGCCGTCCCCTTGTCGGATTCTTGCCTTGTTTCACTCATGTTATCGTAACGCTCCTGAAGCTTCTCAATTTCAGCTTCCAGCTTTTCAATAACATCCTCGAAATGTCCAATTTGTTTCTTGAGAAATGCTGTCATTTTTGCTTCTCCTTCAGGTTAATAAATTCGGGAACACTCACGTTCAAATGTTCCCTAGGTTTATTCCCTGCTAGCGATTCATCCCGAATGGCTAGTGTAGTGGGCGCTTATGTCATCCCGACATTAGACGTTTTCCCAAGTAGTGTTTTTTCCGTCTAGCATCTTAGACGTTTGGCGCTCCCCTTGTTTGTACTGTCATCCCGACAGGGCTACTAAAGGATCAAAGCGGTTTTTGCTCAGTTAGATAGAAGGAGGATTTAGGGCTGGTAACAAACAACATTAGCGCCATGTCTACTCTACTTCTACTCGTAACCTTGGGGTTTCTTCTGCCCCGCACTACAAAACATCTACTACAGGACGAATATTAACCTGTACTACTGTTATGCGCAATACCCTACACAAGAAATTTTCAAATTATTTTTATTGTGTCTCTCTTTGTCCCTCGCGCCTTGCCTGTACAAGACAGCGCGCCCGCACGCGTAGCAATATCCGTGCCAGCCTGATTTATTGACACTGTATGAAAATACAGCAAAACGCGATAGAGGCGTTTTTTAGGTATGGTTGATACCGTGCCATACCCTGCTGTGGATAACCTCCTGTATCCCCCTTAAAACGCGTCCTATTGGATGCCATTGTGGATAACTTCAGAGGAAAAATGAGTGTTTTTGAACGTTTTATGTAAATGCCTCTGTATGTCTCATGTAAATTTACATGAAATTTTATGGTTATCCACAGGCTGAAATGAGGAGGAAATGGGGGAATGTGCTTAGGAATCAATGGGTTAAGTCTTATACATCTATACTGGTAAGACATGTATAAGATAGAGGAGTGGTCATATAGAGGACATGGACAAAATGATAATTTTTAGTCTGTACGCTTTACTTCATATTTCAACAAAGCTATTACCGCTCGTTCATCAATCTTTCCTTTGTACAATATTGCTAGATATTTAATGTAACGTTCTTTCTCTTGTTTGTAAGCATTGAATGCATCTTCGATTGTTGCGAAACTTTCAGCATACCTTGAATGTTCATTATTACACTGTGCAAGGTAGGGTTTAGACTTGCTACAGACCCTAGTAACCCCAATAGGTAAATCTCCCCGACAAGATGAACGCTTATTGAGTACTTGATTAATCTTACGAGGCAGGAACAGGCAAGTATCAGGCCCGTAACACTGGTTCCCATTTACTAACAAGTCTTTATCTAACTGGTAATCGTCTAGAGAAAAACCTATTTGTGAGTTACACCAATCCACAAAGAAATCAAAATTTTTAAATTCTTCTGCCATATAACAACCCTTATATGTTGTTAATCTCTCCTGATGTTTCTCTGAACAACGATCCCTCATATTAGTCCAAAGCCTAAATTCTTTGGATTGCGGGCCTGTGAAACTACGGGAATATTTACCTTTTCTTTTACTCACTATTTAGTACTTTCTTTATCAATTGAAAGTACTACTTTAGCATGAGTGTTGCATTCTGTCAATATTTTGCTATCACACTGTTTCTTTGTTTGTCAAGAGATTTTAATAGGTATCCACCATACCTTATCAGGGTATTAACAATACACCTAGGCAACACTTCGGAATAGGGGGAGAATAGGACAAGCTAGACAGGCTGTACAAATAGACAGCTAGAGAGACAGGATCGGAAAGCCCCAAATGGAAATGTTCAAAATGGAATAATACATTGTGGAACTGTCCACATATGAATCTCTGAAAGATGAATCTTTTAAAGATAAATCTTTCAGGAGTAAACCTTTTAGTTCATTCCTGAAATGCCACATTATTAGGCAGGAGAGGGGTGGAGGGATTCCCTTAGAAGCAAGGGAATTTTTCGGCAGGAATGGGGAAAATTCTTGAAATCAAAAATCCAATTCTCATTTGCAAACGTAGATAGTTTTTCATTTACAAATTACGTTTGCCTCTGTCTCAATCCAAACTCTTGCCCCACAACTTAATGGTTTTTCAGAATTATAAATAATTTTACATGGGCCATCAATCTCCACTTCGTGAGCATACGTGTTACTCTTGTATGTCTTCACTGTCAATGTAGGATTATTCTCCCCATTAATCCTGTTAGACTTGATGATATGTTGATTGACGTGGATTATTGTCTTCATTGTTTAGTTACCTGTCGGATCAAGAAATTCCCATACTTCCCTTAAAGCTTTAGCAGTACGCCTTGCGATTGGCTTCACATCTCTCATAGTCATTGCTCGCCTACCCCTTGAACCATGCTTTAATTGGTTGTCAAGAGTGTCCGCATAGGTTTGTGGTTTTCCGTCCGCAATGTCATCTAAGTCGCTGATAGCTTGTGACACAATACCAGACAAAACAAACATTTGATCTTTCAATTTTTGCAGTTCATCCATAATTACTCCTCTCTCACAACAAACACAACATGCCCCATCCTACGCTTGCTTGTCACTGTGTAAGGTACACCATCGCCATTACAATCAATGAATCGTTGAATAGCGGCCTGTTTAGCACGTTCTATATGGCATTCTATAACGTCCTTTAAAGCCTTCTGTTCGGCAGTGTAATAGAGTGCCATCATGTCACCTCATCAAGCCAATCAGCAAACAACCATGTAGCTGTACATACATTCAGAAAACCTATCCACAACCCAGAAGACAGCATTATCAATGCAAATAGTACATTCATGGTAAACCAGAAAGTTCTTGTATAGTTCATTATTCCCAATCCTTTCATTATGCCACTATATGTTTCAATCAATGTCCTTCAGCACTTCTAGCAAATCTGTAACTAGCTCCTGTGCTTCTTCGACAGTGAGGCTGAGAACATCTACATAATCATATGTACGAGGAATATTAATGACAATGTTGTTATTGTTATATGAAATAATTGTTTCCATTATACAGGCCCAAAGTGAATACGTGTAGCTTCTTCCAGAAATTCATCAATCTTAATTTCAGCATCTGCACAAGTGTTCTCGTAACTCTGCCATGTACGAGGGTTATAACGTCGAGCATACATCAAATCCCGTTTAAGGCTCTGCAACAGGATACATGCACGAATCTTGAATTCTTCATCGCTGATGGTAATTCTCATACATCTTCTCCAAGCTCTTTAAGCGCTGCACAAGCAATATTTCTGGCTTCTTCAATTTCATCCCAATCCCCGCCATACATTTTATCTTCGATAGCAGCTACAGCCTTCAAAGCCTCTACAAGCTTCTTATTGGCTTCGACTAGGAACCTATCACGCTCAATAAGTGATTGTGTAATTTCTTCAATTTTCCTGTCAATCCTGTCTACACAAGGCTGATTACTCCGATAGTCGTAGTAGGAACGATCTTCCCGAAGTGCTGAAAGATTATCTAAGAATTCTTTTGGTTTCACAAATCCTCTCCAATGTCTTTAAGTGCCTGTGTGGCAATATCTGCCATGTACTCGCTTGCATGACCTAGTTTTGACAAACGTTTCAAAGCCTCTACAAGCTTCTTATCACGCTCTAGCAGTTGCTTTTCAAGTTCCTCAGATTGATTGTAAGGAACCTCATATTCCACATTAGAGAATTCATCCCCGGACAACATACCACAACGGAATGTTGCATCAGAGAATTGATGAATCAAATCTTCATGTTTGCTCATTTACCCTCATCCTCCAGAGCCGCCTCAATAGCCCTATCATACATGGCAAGAACATCTTTATGTGTATGTTTGTCGTTGTATTGTGCAACGAAGCCATGTAAAAAATCTGTCTCGTCACGCACCCTGATATCCTCTATGAATTCTTGTGGTATAGCCTCAACTAAATATTGAATAGGGCCACTAGGGCCGATGCTGTTAACATCCCAAGCAATGACACTTGGAGGGGCCACCACTTGAATAGCACCGAGAGAACAAAAGGAACAAGCTTCACGATAATTCCAAGCAGCATAGCCTTTAGCATCTCGCGTAAACTCACCCTGAGTCCAAGCAGCTTCATCTGCAATTTTAGCTCGTGCAGCAATAAGAATTTCTGAAATTTTCATTTAATCCTCCAGCCTCTTAGCAATTTCATTAAACATCTTTTTCATCTCTTCCTCATCTGTGAAAGTGATTGACCAGAAAACATCAGGGACACGAGAATAGATGTACATTTTAAGTCCATCCATACAGACAGAGAGAATGTCTTTTGCAGCAATACATAGGGAATTTTGAATAATCATTTATTGTTGCTCTCAGGCCAATATTTAGGATTGGCTTCAAGAAACTTTGTAACAGATTCTTTAGCCTCTTGCAGCGTGGCAAATCTTTGTTTCAATGTACGCCATTTGAAAGCATGTTCTACAGACCAATCAGCAATACACACTGTTAATTCTTTATGCTTGCCCGTCTTGACATCTGCTGGTCTATAATCATCCTCGCAATAGATAGCAACAGCAGCCTTGTCTTCCTCACCGCTACTACCAACGTAACGAGCACTAGGCCATCCCCGCTTCTGAAAGCTTTGATAGCGGCCTGTAGGGGCTTCTTCCACTTTCCATTTTAATTTCATTCACTCCACCTCAACAATTTTAACATCATAGCCATTGAAACCAGACACACAGTAAGGCTTGCCATGTATCGACACACCAGCATAATTGCTAGCACCTTGTGTGCTGCCATAGATACCTGCCTGAGTCATGATGTAGTCAATTGCATCAGAAAGGTACCAGAATACTTTGTGGAAATTCATAGGCCCGCGTCCTTCTGTGAAGTCAGCATTCTTCGTTACAATCACAACATGGTTTTCTGCACTCGGAATAACAATATCCCCTTCAAAAAAGAGATGTTGTCCATTGTGCTCAACGTGGGTGAATTGCAAGGATTTATGTTCTTTAGAAATGTTTACAATTTCTTTTTCTTTATGGCACAGGGTGAGCATTGCTGTGCCAGAGATGACTTCGATTTTCATGTAACTCTCCAATATCTTGTTTGTCGTTAAGGCTATGTTAGGGGATTTTTGAGGATGTGTCAAGGGGTTCCACACCACCAGACATTACTCTGATATTTATAATCCTTGTAAGCTTCAAGTGGTGTTCTCCCACAGCCAAGCCTACTATTGAATTCCAATGAGCAATACCACATGCCACCACGCTTACGGATATGTGGCTTTCGATTAGTCGGCATCATTTTACACCCCTCTTAGCTTCTTTATATTTAGCCATGAAAGATTCCTTCTCTTCTCTCCAGATGACATATCCTTCGGAATACTTTCCTCCAAACATCGTGTCATCCTGTGGGCAGGAATCATTCTGGTAGAATTCGTCTAGCACACCACAGATAGCCCTAACAGCTTCTTTGTCACCTTCTACAATCATCCACACCATGCCACGCTCAAAGGAGCCTTCTTTCTTTTGTTCGTATGCTTTCATATTGTTCTCCTTGGTTGATGTATGTATTGTAGGAGGGATGGGGGAGGATGTCAAGCCCTAAAACGGGCATCCTGCTTCATCGTATTCTTTCTGGTTGTACACTCGTACTCCTTCAAACCACATAGGACTTCCATCAGGATTAGTTTGTCTTTCTTCCTTATAAATGCAAAAAGGCCGACTCTACGTTAGTAGTAATCAGCCTCGTATGCTCAGTGTATAACTTCTTAAATTGTCTGTATCCTTATAGAATACTTATAATATAATATGCAATCTGGTGAAAATACTCACTCCCTACTCAATAGCCCCCCAAACCCCCCACAGAGCTTGGCTCGATATGGAAGAATTCGGAAGATGCTATTGAGTAAGAAGGAAGATATGCAATCTGGAGCCAAATGACCCACTCTCCTACTCTGTCGCCCCCATCCAATTTCTTAGATGTCGCCATTGTACACGAACAGTCCTACTCTGTCAAGTAGAGTTTTCAGCAATTTATCCTACAAACAAGAGGAAAGACAGCAACATTCTGCTACAGAATAGAGAGACACTAATAAAATCTACTAAGAATCAATCATCTTGTAGCATAAAACTACTTATTTTCCACAAAAGCGACATGGAATACCAGAATTGTGACATACCTACCCCACGTAATCCACCAAATCACAAACATTCTGAAACCACACTGAGCGCAACGAAATTTCAGGAAGAGGATTGTACATATATCCTCCCTGCATTTTTACAACAAAGCCGATAGTTTCCCCATCCTGCAACACTGTTGTCGCTCCCGGTTTGTCTGTACGGAATGTAATCATATCACCCCCACAACTCAACAGAAGTTACATAATATACAACATGCTCATGTCTGTTAGTCCTGTTGTACTCTGCACAATCAGTTTCTGCTTTGTCTTTGTCAAGATATGCAGCCTTGATGATGCTGTCATAGTCTGGATAATTGTTATACTCATACATCAACAGATAAACACTCTTCATAAAACCCCTCCAAAACGCATCAGAACGCTCTCAGTTGAACGAACACATGCCTGTCAATACCAGCCTAGCCTAAACAAAGAAAACGCCTTATAGAGCCTCTAAACGCTTCTTCTCACTCTCCGTTCTTTCTTGCTCTTTAGAAAGAACCACCCACCTACCCAATCCCGGCAGATGATGATTTTTCACATATTCCATTTCTTCTTTCGTATGCTGTTGTGCATCATCAAGATTTTTAGAATATTCTGCAAATGTACCGCCAACATTGAGAAATTTCAAATAATAGAGTTCTCCGTCTTTCAGTTTGGTACGGACAATATACATTTTCATTTCAGTCCACCTCAATATGAATCGTTCCCCGGAAAGGAATAAACAAATCTTTAAGATAATTGCCACCAGAGATGCGGGAGCCTGTCAAATCAATAGCCCAGAATGTCCCTTCCTGATCATCGTCGTAGTTACGAGCAATGCATGTCACCATATAAACATTGTTAGGATTGTCTTTAAGGACAACGAATGCACCTTCATGGAAAACATCTTCTTTGTATGTTGCTGTCACTTTAGTCATTTCTTACCCCAGAATATCCAACAAAGAAAATCATCCAATAATTCTAACACTTTCCACAATCCAAAAGGAGAGAGTGCCACAACAATAAAATCAGTCATTTTAAGTACCTCTATTATCTACACCGCTTATATTAAGGAAAGTTTCTGTTTCCTTAGGCTTCCACAGCTTTGCAAATTTCAGCACATTAGGAACCTCTTCCCTAGGACACACTACAGCACAGGCTTTCCTGCCCTCTAGAGTGCTATTCTCGTGTGCTAGGTAGACATTCGGCAACGCCGATATTTTGTCCCATTCTTTTTGATTGACGCGGACAACACATTTCTTGAAGGAAGTTTTGTGCCAAGCATGATAGTACATATTAACACAGAATTCCTCGTGAGCACCCAACACAGCATGAGCCACAAGTGTTGGCACCATAAAATCAGGAAACTGATCTAGAACAGCAATATACATTTTCATGGCTTCGCTCCATAAGCTGCGAGCATCCACTCAATCCAAGCTAGGCGAGTGCGACGAATCTTGTCTGTATTAGACACTTTAGCCCATTTAAGATTTTCTTTATCAACCAACCAATTATCCAAGAAAGTATAACCCTTAAGAGCTTTGGAAATATAATTTGTAAGATAGTACACTGCTTTCTGAGACTTTTTTGAATTATCTACTTTGAAGTAGTAGTCATTAAGAGCATAACAAATATAGTAACTGCAATCATTTTTAATTTGTTTGTAAGCCCATTGCAAAGCTGCAATTTTGTGTTCTTTGATTGTCTTTTCTTTAGACATTTTTCAAAACCTCCAGCAGCTTATGTGCATCGACTACAGAAATAACTTTATATACATTCTCATGGTTGCCAGAGAAATGTACATATTTAGAGTCATGGCAATATTCAATATCCACTGTAGCATCCTCAATAGCTTTAATCAAGGATTGTTTGTCAATGAATTGTGCTTCTTGTGTCATTTGCAAGCCTTTCCCTTCCCGTATTCGTCCATCACTTGCTTGACATTGCCATCCTGCCCAAGAACGAACGTATAACCACCTACGCAGCGTGTCTCAATCATACCATTGAAACCCACAGAGAGGTTGTTAGGATTGCCCTGAGACACGTCATAGATAGTGATGCCGATGATTGCAGCGAACACTACAGCGATGATAATCTGCACAATAGTGAAAACTACGCTGAATGCTTTATGTGTGTTCATTTCTTAGTTTCCTTTTGAGGCTCATCCTCATTAATAATGCTATCAAGTTTTTGGTGGATAACTTGCAAAACCTTTCCACCAATTTCCTGTGCTTGGAGAATACTAATCAAATATACAATAAATGCGAGAGACATTATTTAGTTCCTTTCAGAGATTCTTTATAAGTTTTAACAACATCTTTTGCAATAGATTTTTCAGTGTAAACTCCGAAGGTAAATTCTTGAATACCTTTCAGAATCAATTCCGCTACAACCTCTGTCGGAATAACGTCTCCGTCTGCAATGGAGCGAGCAATAGCAATATTAGCGAACTCTCGCAAGCCACCTGTGCCATATGCAGTAGTTTTCCAAGCACAATTGATATCTCCGTCTGTAAGCTGTGTTTCAACAACAGGCTTCTGCGAGGGCCACGAGCAAACCCCCCATTCATAGACAGCATTCAAATGTACATGCAAACTCACTTCAAATTCATTTCCAAAGGAGTTTAGAAGCTTGTCACCAACAAATACTGACTTACCTTCCACATAGCCGAGAGGGGCTAGGAACAGGTTTTCGTCCCCTCTACCACTATTCCACATTTTACCATTTTCATAGTAGAAATAGGGGCGCTCTCCGTTAGGCATTGCCACCACTTTTGCATCATCATCCTTAGAATCCGGTACATGTGCAATAAACTTCACCTCCCGGCCAGCGCGTGTTGTCAGAGGATGCCCGCTTTTAGCAGCATCTAAGGAGAATGCACGCATATTTTCTGGAATGTTACTCATAGCTCCACGCTCCAATAAAATCCCTTGTTCTGCTGCACAGCAAGCCAATGCGAGAATTCTTGAGGAAAACTGTCCGCATCACCTACAACGAATTCGCTTGCGAAGGCACGTTTAGCAGCATCTATAATTGCTTGTTTGGACATGATGTGCATAATCAATCCTCCACAACAATATTGATAAAATCGTTCTTCGCAAGCTCTTTGATCTTGTCGAAAGTGTCTTTGTTTCCCATTTCATGAGTCCAAACAGGACGGCCCATAATTTCTTCAACATATTTGTGTAATTCGGAGAAACTACCGAGCAAGAAGCCAGTGTAGGCACTAACAATAGCTGCTTCACGTTTGTTCATTATGCAGCCTCCAGCATCGTTTCGTACAGATCAACTTGCCCACAGACGGTGGTAGCTTGTACGAAGTCTTTTGCATGAATTGCCTTAACAACAGGCTTCAGTTCACGAGCATAGCGACGGCCTTTAGGAGCCTCCGCACCAGCATCGACAAGCTTGTGGGCCTTCAGGGAGGAACGGGCAGCGTTACGTGTGACAAAATACAGTTTCATTTTATTTCCCCTTATTTTCTTTAATGAATTCAGTGATTTGTTTCTCAACACCTTGAATCAAAGTTTCTCTTGATTGATGCTGTTTGTTATTTATTTCAAAAATATGCATTTCAACCAGATTTTGAAGCATAAACTTAGGGCTGTTCCCAGCAAAAGATTTTAAAGCCCCCTCTACACTGACGCATGATGTAAGAAAGTCACCCCATCTTACGCCATCACTGGCAGAATTGAAAGTATATCGAATGCGAATCATGTAAAGCTCCGTTTGTTTGTCTATGTATCCATCTTAGGACGTTACAAGATCACTGTCAAGCACTTTTATAAATTATTCTCCAACCCAACGATATCCCATCTTTTCCGCTGTAGTGTTACACTCTTGCCGCGTTGCTTTAGTGCAAATCACAGAATCGTCTTCGTGACCCTCATAATAGTAGTCATAAGCTATCCACACACCGTTAGAGAATTCTAGATCAAAATACATATTAGTTTTCCTTCCGCTTAGGCTTCAAAATTTCCTGAATAATTTCCTCTTGCACGTTGCAGCTTTTTAGCTGTGCTGTCAATTCTGCCCGTAGAGGATGATTTGCCCACAGCCTCACTTTCGATAGCAGCTTGCATTCGTCGCTACGAACACGAGCTAGGATGGTGCCGTTAGAGTTTTTGACAGTGATGGAGCTAGGCTGTTTGGACGATGAGTTTGAGCTACTGACAATGTAGCCTTGAATGAGTTCAGCCATGGCTAGTACCTTTTAATATTTGTTCTGCTGTCCAAGAATCACCGCATTGTGTCTGATTACCATCATCACAGCCTCTGCGCCATTCTACAGCAGCATGGGTCAGACGATTAGCAAAAGGGCAATCTTCCCAACCCCTGCCAAGTGTCCCGGCAATAAATCCTGCTAAATATGCTTTGGTCATGTTATTTCCCCTTAACGTTTCGTATTGAATGGAAATCCAAGCTCTCGTCGGGCTTGTTCGTGTTCTGATTGGCTCATGATGACTACTCCCTGAAATGATTCGTCACATTGATAATTGTAGAACTGTTAAAATGCTCTGCAATATCTTCTAAAGAAATGTTTTCGCTGTGGTTCATGTACTTCCATTCCGCACTAACAAGGCGGCGCACAGTGCTTTCCACAATACGATACTCCCATCCGTCTACAACTTCACGAATAAGCATGATATGTTTTTTCATTTCGTTTTCCTGTAAGCCTGTCGGCTGTTCTTCAATGAACCCATGTTAGCACGCACAAAACAAAGAAACAAGCTTTTTGTTGTCAAAATAGTTCTAGACAAATGTTGGAAAGTGTTCTAGGCTGTTTGAGAGGGAGCTTGTGTTGCACAAATGTAAGCTTTCTTTAATACAACAAATCTTGTTAAAGCACACTTTCATACAAACAGGCAAGAGAAATGCAAAAAGCCCTCACTAAGAGGGCCATGATTTTCTGGGGCATGTGGGAAAATTTTGGAAATGTAGTTTTACAAATATTGAGCAGATTTTAAAATCAGAGAAATTTCATATGTTGTTACTGCTGATTTTAGTTTCATTCTTCCTCCATATCATCTTCTTCAATTGTCTCAAAACACATGTTGCATTGCCAATAATAAAAATACTCCCAATCACCGGGAGGATTATAATCATGCTCTGAATTGAAGCGTGTCATTGGAAAATTACATTCAGGGCATTTCATTTCATCCTCACAATGGCTACATGATGTAAATTAAATTTCCAATCAATCTCATATCCGAAATCTTCTGCTAGTTGTTCAAGAGACATACTATCATAATGGTTGCTTAACACTTCGTCTTGATGATTTTCATCATTCAACCAAGGATCGTCTTCCTTATAACGCTTCCAGCGAAAAGAATCTAGATAAATAACAAATTGATCTTGTGCGCAGAATGTGCGAAGATGTTCTGCAATTGGTCTATATATGCCTTTCATTCCACTCCCTCATATCCATCGTCATACGAACAGATAAAATGCCCGCATTCAAGACAATCCCACCGCCCCCACCAATAACACTCTTCTGTTTCTCCATCCCAACATTCTTCCCATCCGTCCGAATGATACATTTCGGAATTACATTTAGAACAAATCATTAACGAATCCTCCGTACAAAATTACCTGCAACAACATATGTAGATTTTCTTTTTCCAAAGCCAAGGTTGACGACAGTGGAGCCTGTGATGAGGCTTATAAAAATGATTAAAAAGTATTTCATTTATTCTCCGTAATACAATCCAAAAATTCATTCAGAAACATATATGAAGCATTCAATTCTGTCCATGAATCTTTCACAGATTGTTCTGTAAGGAATTGAAAAGCGTATTTGAAATTAGAATATTTGAATTTTACATCGTCAATCAACAGTTCAAGTTCTTCACGTTGGTTTTTTGTAATCATTCGTCTTCCTCTAAATAAGGCGCACACAGCCAATATTCACTCTTACGGGTATTTTCAATCTCTTTGTCGTCTTCTGATTCGTAAGTGGTATGAGCACCTACTAAAGCAACTTCAGCTTCACGCAATCCCCATACTGTGTAAATTGTGCTTATGCCATTCTCAACAATATTTGTGAAGGTTTCATATACACATAAGTCTTGTGGATATTCTCCTTTGGTGTGCTCTCGCACAATGGCAAAACACACTTCTACTGTTGTGGGGATTCGCTTGTATTTTAGTTCAGACATTTATTTTCCATATAAAAATGCCCCTCGTGAGAGGGGCTAAATGTTACACTAGAAATTAATCAAGTTCTGCCAGTTTTGCACGAATCTCATCTGGGGTGAGATTGTTCAAGGCTTCGTCTTCCTTATTCGCCAGAGCTTGCACCAGCTTTTCACGTTTAGCGGCTTTGTCGGCCTTATCTCGTGCTGCTGCCTGTTCTTCTTGTTTCACAGCAATAATATGCTTTACGATTTCCAACTTATTTTCCAGATCAGTCTTACCTCGATTTGGTTTCACACTGACAAAGCTCTCTTCAGTGATGGCTTTCAGGGATTTGTTCAGATCAATTGCAACATTGTTTAGATCAAATCCACCATTAGCAAGCAGATTCAGATTCCACAGTTGTTCAGTGGTCAGTTCACCCTTTACTGAAGGGAAGCGGAAAGCTTTACGGGAAGCGGTTTCAAAAATAGACATTTATTTCTCCTAATTAAAATTTAACGTTATACAACTTTTGATTATTCACTTTCACTACAACACTATCACCACGAGCAGACGTAAAACCCAATCCGCTAATCTGTTTCTCAGAAGGCTGGCACATAGTTTTCTGCCCTAACAATTCAAATACTTTACGATGCTTCTCCAAGTCGCCCTTCAGGAATTCATTGTAAATGCCCCGCGTTGGAACAGGATTTTTACAACCTTCCAGAGCAAAGAATACGTGTTTGCTGCCAATTTCCTTACCATTCCAGTGATTCGGAGACAGCATCATGGTGTTGACACGTACAAACTTTTCAGTTTCAATGTTCCATTTCTCTTGGCTGAATGCACCACCAACAACACCTTGAGTTGGTTTGATGTCAACCACTTTACCACCCTTTACAGTGATAGTCAAAGCATGTTTGTTGTTTCCACTGCGCGGAGAGGTGGGAGTGCTATACTGATGCACAATACCATCCGACTCCACTTCAAGCGTAAAGCCGGGATTGACAGTAGTACGTTGATTGTAATTGTTTACAGTGACAATGTATTGCCCGTCCATCGGACGGCTCCACACAACGTTCTCCACAGGCTCTGTATCGCTATGCGGGCCATAAGCATTCATGTCCACATCCAGCATACCAGTGTTCTTGCTACGCACGCCTTTGTTACCAAAGTAGATTTGATAGCCATCAGGTTCTTTGATATACAAATCCAAATCGTCTTTGTTGTACCATGCCAGAGACACACGGAATTTTGCATCCGTAATACCGCCCTGAGCCTTCACACGTTCTTTGATACTATCTGTCACATTGCCGTCATAGCTCCAAGCAAAATTATTATCCCATTTGAACAGAGGCTCCACTTCCTCATGCACAGGAGCCGTGATGCTGACAAAATTAGCTTGATGCTGATTTTTCACATGAACATCAATACTCTTAGCACCGGGAACAACGTTCTTCAGGAAGTCATCTACATTAATTTCTTGAGCTTTGCTTTCTTTCACTTCAACAGGTGCAACAGCATCAGCCAGAACGTTAGCCACGCCGCCCTTCAGCTTACCACGAACATTGTTGTCCACGAAGAGGATGTCATTGACAGAAACATCTTCCAGCGTGGCATGTCGCCGTTCCAGAGCAGGCTCCAGACCCAGAGAATCGATAGTTTTCATTGCATCATCAACCATTTTCTGAGTGATGAGAGCATTAGGGCGCTTGTAGTTGGTAGGAGCTACTTTCTGTTCAAACGATTTTACCGCCCCTTCGATGTCTACACCAGCAGACAGATCAACCAGAAGGGTGCCAATGGCGGTGTTGCGAAAGCGGGACAGGGCCATGTTGCCAGCATTCTGCCAAATATAATTATTCTTTTCTTGTGCGCTCAGTTTGTTGTATTCTTGCTGTGCTTTAGAGAAAGAAGTCACAGAAGCAAGGAAATCATTTCCTTTGTAAAGATTGTTCTGATTGGTCAGGTCGATGACAGTAGCAAATGCTTCTGGAGTGAGTTCATCCAAGCCACGTTTAAAGACGCTCACAGACGTATTGTATTCTCCTACGACAGAGCCAACTTCTTTAGTGTAATGCTTGTTCGCAATCTGTCCGTGGAAATGGTTCCAGCGCTTCGTAACACCGTCTTTCAGTTCTACAGTGGATTCTGCACCGTATTGCTTTTCAGACGCACGGAAGAGAGATTTAATAGGCGCAGCACTTACAATAATAGACAGTGCTTTCGCTACAATATCATACTCACTGCCAACGTTCACTGTGTCCCATACGGTTTGCATCTTACCATTCACAACAGCAACAACATTGCCAATATTACGAATGAAATTTTTGCAGCAAGAGCAATCGTGCTCAGTGCGCTCACGGTAGATTGGGTTGGTGCCTTCAGGGAATGCAGCCAGATAGGCAGCAAAGAGGTCGTCCCCGGATACGTCCACAACGAACAGTTCGTGTTTAGACATTTCAGAGAATTGCTTGTGTACAGCTTGAGAAAACGGCTTAAAGTCAGACATTGTATAGCTCCTGTTTTAGAGGGATTGTTTTACTTCGTAAATTGTTACAGTGAGATGAATTCTACTCTGTTTTTGCTTTGTGTGCAAGGAATTCTTTTGCTGCCTCTAGCTGTTGTTGCCAAGCAGCAGTAGACTGCCAAGAAGAAATGAAAGCATTGTCGAGAGCTTTAACAAGTTCTTCAAGATGATATTTATACATCCATTCAGTTTTATTCATCACACCAACTCCGACAAAGCATCACGAGCATCTTGTAAGGAATCATAAGCCTTTTTACAATCGTCACGAAGTTGGTTAAATTCACCAATCGTTTCATCAATCCTGTCGCGTTCTGCTGCTACAGCCTTCATGTGCTTGTCTAATTTCTTGACAAGTTTATTAATTTCGGTTTTATTCATCATCCATCCTGTAAGGGGTTTCCTCATCCTTCTCATTGTCCCACACAAATACACCTATACGGCAGCATGTGCTAACATGAATGAGTTGATCTTTTGTTTCTCGCAGAGTGCCACAGGGAGAAATGGATTCAGAATATGTGTCCCAAATTCTCATAGCATCACACACTCCACAACCATTGTTGCAGCAGAATGATTCATTTGGTTTAAGTTTGTGAAGGCCCATTATTGCCCCATCCTTTCAGGATTAAGCCTCCAGCTTGCCTCAATAGCTTCTTCTCGCATGTGTGCAATGAGCTTGTTAGCTGCTTCCAGTTGTTGACGAAGGTTCAAAAACTCATCACGAAGCTTTTCCACTTCCTCTTGTGACTCTCCATAAATCTGAATACGTCCATTCCACACATGACCATGTTCGGAGATTGTATCGATGCGTGATGTCCAAACGTCACCAAAACGCTGTTCATTTACTACTAAATCACCTTTATAATATTTCACTTTTCCCCCTTATTCTGCTTCGCTTGCAGAAGCATTTTATCAATAATAGCTACCCTATCCCCTTGCAATTCCATCAAAGTGCGCTTGTATTCAGCACTGTTAGGGAATTGATCGCACATGCGTTCAAAGTTTTTAATGAGGTCTTCCGTGTGACGGAGTTGCTTTTTCAAGCTTGTTGTAATTGCACTCATGCTTTATTTCCCCTGTTTTGGAACCAGTTTAGTGCCTTACAGATTAGCTCATTTTCCCACCAATTGTCAATCACCCTACGTTCCCACTTGTCACGGAAGAACGTAGGGCCGCAGTAGTGGTGCCAATCCATGAACACACACGTACCATCCTCAAGCCGAAGGCGATAAAATGGACTCACGCAAAGGATTCCTCCGTTAAATCTGATACAAGTCATTGAATACCCTTATCCTAAAGTCCTATATCCCCGCCCTTCAAGGCAACGAAAGAGAATCTGACGCTTATGTTGTGCTGCCAAGGCTGCACCCTCCCCGGCAGACAGAAGCATCGTGAACAAACCCAACTTGCCAGCATCGTGACGATTACCAAAGATTGCCCCTGTTGCTGCACCAGCAATACCACCAGCAATGCCAGAGTTGAGGGCGGATTGCCCCTCGTCACCTCCTTGTGCTGCATAAGCCTGACAATCCTGATAATCTCTTGCATATACCTCTGGAGACACGCCTTGCATGTCCACTATGGGGCGAGGGGCTTGCACAGCACAAGCAGAAAGGGATATAACAGCAGCAATTGCAATAATGACTTTCATGGATTTCATGTTATTAGCTCCCAAAAGATAGTTATTCCAATGTTCTTTTCTTGCACTTGTTGTAACCATTCTATTGTATCAGGGTGGTTGATGTCTGAGCAAACGATTCGTAGGCCGTCGATGCTTAAAGGTGTTGCAAAACCATCCTCCATTTGTTGCACTAATCTATACATCTATTCTCCTCTTGTTTGTTCAATATCTTCATTCTACAATATGAACAAACAAGGTGTCAACAAAAGAAAGGCCCTCCGAAGAGGGCCTTTCCTAACTACGTCCTTACAGCAACCCCGCAATAACCCGAGCCATGGCTTTACCCAAATCCTCCACAGCTTTTTCCTTGTCAGCTTGACTTGCATTCTCAGGCAATTCTTTGATATGCTTCATAACACTAACAGCGTTCTCTCGGGCGTAGCGTTCCCGAGCAGCCCGTTGACGAGGGGTAATCAAAGCCTCCTTTTCAGCCATGTGATTCAGCACTTCTTTCTGTTCCTTCGGAACCTCTTCAACAATCTTGTGCATGGCTTCAGGGGTTACGGAAAGGCGAGAGGCAAGTGATTTGAGCTTTGTGTAAGGCATACGCTGACGGATATTTACCATTTCCACTCCAGCAAACTTCTTGTATTCTTCGACAGCAATGTGAGTGTCCGATTCGTTCAGTGGCAGAGTGTCTTTGTAAAACTCAATCGGCACTTCTTTCAGTACGCCGTCCGTGAACATACGGGCAGTGTTACCCGGAATCTCATCAGCCAAGAAAACGCTAGGCTTGCCAGTGGCAGGAATGAAGCGAGCAATCACAGAAGGGATAGCTTTCATGATGGTGTTTTGAGCGTTCATTTTAATTCTCCTTAGCAGTTGTACAAAGTTGAGTTTTTTAACAGGCTTGCACATCAATACGTTGTGCATGTGTTCACTATAAGTACACACGATTGATGTGTCAAGAAAATTTTGCAAAGTGTATTGACTTTCAAGAAAGAATGTGTGCAAAACAATGACAGGAGGAAACAAAGTGAGGGCAAAAGAAAAAGGCTCCCGAAGGAGCCTCTATATAGAGCGTTATGGACAGAAGGGAGCAGGAACCCCGAATTCATGATATAGCCACGGCTTGTGGCACTTTGGACAATTATCTTTGTCTGTCTCTTTTTTGGCAACAGCTAGGATGAATTCTCTAGTTTCTTCCTTAGACAATCCTTGTGGGACATTGACACTTTCACTGTTGAGTGTTTCGTAGCTTGGGAGAGGTAAACTTTTCACATATCTATCTAAGGGCATGTCTCCCTGAGAGGGGCCAGCGTTTGCTTCAAATTCATATTTCTTAAGTGCTTCAATAAATTCCTGAATCTTCTCCTCTGTCCACTCAACAGACTCTCCGGGGCAAGCGTGAAGCCCTGAGCTTCCGCATTTTTCACATGTCATTTCTTCTCACTTTCATTAGATACAGCGTAACTTCAGTTATGCAATCCTCAATATTTAATTTGCGTATAGCACAAGGTTGTGTCACAATATACGTGTCTGCAACATCACCCCGCGCAAGCGTCTACAAAAAGTTTCCATAAATCAATGTTATTTCCGCGACAGTTCACAAGAACAACATTCCCCAAAACAACAAACAAAAAGCAAGTGCATAAGATATATTTCCAAACAACAATAACAATAGTTATTTGAAGAAACAAACTGTGTATAACATACTCTAGCGCAAGCTTTGTCTGTTTTATTTCCTACAGACAAGGGGGTTATTCCGTCTGTTCAGTAGGGATTCCGAAAGATTGGCACTCTACAAGAATCTTATAAATTTCTGCACAAGTTTTGTACATTTTGTTATTTTGAAATTCAGAATCTACAAGCCATTTCAAATATGCCTTTTTAAATTCTCTTGCATCATTTTCGTCCAAATCTGCACAACCATTTACAAAGTAAATTCTAACACCTTTTCCAATCCCTCCTACCCTAAGAATCTGATGGAAGGGTAGAATATCACCATATTCATTTAGAAAATAACTCATTGCTCACTCCACTCTTTGTGCATCTCAATAGCGCGTTGCACACTGTCAACAATATCTTGCAAATCCTCTAGACGATCTTTGTGTCCCCGTTCTCCTGCTGCCAGTAGCTTCTTAATTGCATGCTGCAAGCATGGATCGTTTACAGAAAATGCACGGATTACATCGTAAACATCACACCAGACGTTCGGACGAATTTCACGATTGTATTTGTTTTGTGGTTTTGTTTCTTCCTCTTTTACTGTTTCAAAGCGCCATTGAAAAGCTTCGCAATCTTTTGTGCCATTATCTCCAACAAATGAATAAAAGCCGTCTCGTGGCGTTACATCATACACTTTGTCTACTGTGAGGTATTTCTCATAATCGCCATTGTTAATACACTTTACTTTCATAATATCCTCCTGTTTGTAAATTTTGACTGATTGTATTGCGAATGCTATGATTCTACAGATAAGCTGATCACTTGTCAAGCACTTTCTATAAACGTTTATGAGGATTTTTACAATGGCTACGTGGTATGTAAGACCTGATACAAGTCATTCAGGCACAAGGAACGGAACTTCTTACGCTAATGCATGGGGTGGATGGAGTGAGATTGTATGGGGAGCCTCTGGCGTTAAAGGTGGGGATGACCTCTATGTTTGCGGAGTACACACCTATGCAGCAGGTATCTCTGTAGGAGCACACGGAGGAAGTGTAACAACACCTTGCACAATTCGTGGTGACTACGCCCCGTCTGTTGGTAGTATCGTATTTTCACCTACACTTACTAACACTCTAACAAATGGAAGAACTGGTACAAATATTATGTTTTTCCAATCCCTTGCCGCTGTTACACACAACGGTGCTGCTTGGGGTTCTCGTTACATTGGCAACATCTTTGATACTCCCGGTGGTACATCTGCTATCCGCTTCTCTGCTTCTGGTGATACACATTCTGACATTGAGATTCGTGGAAACACTTTCAACACGACAGCAGGAGGTTCTACAAATCATGCAGCTTTGAGGTGGTGGGTTCAAAGTGCCGCTAACTCTAGCATGCTTCGGTGTACCATTGAGGGGAATACATTCACGAATGCTGCTAATCGTTCTGTTATTGAGTTCCGCACACAAACTGATAGTAATTCCGCCGCGTATATGGCAGATATTAAGATTAATTATAATACCTTCAATAACTATAGGGGATGTGCTATCGAACTTACCTGCCCCGGTACAACAGGCCAAGCATACCAAGCACAAGGGTGTCAAATCAAGGGGAATAAGTTCCTTAATGGACTTGAATCACCAACAGACATCTTTGGCGGTTGTATCGGTGTTTGGGGTTTTGCTCTGTCATACAGCTATACAACATTCGGTGACAACATCATTTCCGATAACTATGCCTCCAATATACAAGGGCCAACAGGTTTCGTGGATAGCTTCTACGGTAGGTATATCATTCAAGACAATGTAGGAGATACATTCTACACAAGTACAATTGATGCTAACGGAATTCTATTAGACATTGGAACAAAGAACACAATTGTACGTAGAAACAAAATTAGCAATATTGTAGGTAAGGCTGGTGTATTCAATAGTGGTTGTGGTGTCATGATTCTTGGCAAATGCACAAACAATTACATATACGGCAATCAGTTTGTCACAATGAAAACAGGATTCTTCTTAGGAGATACAGCAGGCGCTTGTGACAACAAGGTTTTCAACAATGTATTCATCGGTATAACAGATGCAGCTATCCAAACTACCTCTACAGCATCACTTTTGAACAACGTTATCTGTATGAACAATATGTTCTCTGGTACAGGGTACAAAGTCAAAAATGCAACCACTGGCCCTGTAGCATGGACTAAGGAGCAGTTTAACGTTTACTCTGGCTTGTCTCTGAACAGCCAAAATCATACACTAGGTTCTAGGAGTAAGCAATACACTTCTACAGTGCATGATGCTGTATACAAGAGCGCTGCCCTCTCAGGGTTAGACGCAGAACTTGTCAGTTTGATTGTAGGTTTGCCAACAACACTTCTACAAATAACATAAAAAGCATGTTTTAGGCTCCTTCGGGAGCCTTTTTCTTTTTGTGCTTGTGCTTTGTAGAAATGTGTTGTACAATGTTCTTTGTATGAAGTCTAAAGAGGAGGGAAGATGGCGCGATATGGAGAGAATGGGTTTGTGCAAGGGACGGTTTGCAGGGTGATTAATGATGTTAAAATTATCGATGAACTGCGTGATTGTGAAGTGGTAATTGTCAAAAGTTTACATTGGAGTGGATCGTTTGGGCATGAAGGCTATTTTGTAGTAAAATTAGGGAAGAATGATCAATGGTGGTTTGCACAACCATGGATGCTTAAGATGAGCCACCTCCCTGTAACACTAAGAAATTGGGCGACAAACAAAGTTCTAATGTTGTTTGAGAAGAATGATGACATTATTAAAACGTTAGCAGAAGAACAGATGAACGGAGATTTTCCCTATGGACAATGAACAATGTGTTGCTATATTCGGCTCAGGGATGACAGAGGAAGAAACTGTTTTGTATTCCTTGCGCGCAGCTAAGAAGGAAATTCTTTGGCTTACAAAACTTCTTCATGCTGAAATCCCAAGTGCTGTTTTTACGATTGGACTTATTGAGGATGCTTTGAAATTGATGGAGAGTGCAAATGGAAAATGAATGCACACAACCCGGAAGTTGGCAAGGCTCTTGCTGTTGTAACTGTACATGGCAGAAACCTCTGAATCAACATCCTTGGAACAGAATCGAGTTGTTCAAAGGTTCTATCATGAATATTATTGGTTGGGGTTGTTTTATCCCTGATATGGATAGCATCACGGTAAGTGATCGTGAGCACGGCATGTGCGAAATGTGGGAGAACAAAAATGTTTGAAGAAGAATCTATTGACGCACGTAACAGCATGAAAGAACATCGCCATTACACTAAAGAAGAAGCTGAAGAGGATATTTCATACGCCATTGAACAATGGAGGAAAGAAAGAGAGAAGCTTCAGAAAAAACATGAGAGAGAACAAGTGAATATTTGGAAGGATGTAGCTGATGAAATTTAATATAAATAATTATGTCTCTGTTGTCCTTACACAAACAGGTGCTGACATCTTCAACGCTAATGAAGAATATTGGGAAAACATTCTTCCTCAAGGGTCTTCAAGAGGAATTCGTTACAAAGTTGGAGACACTATGAGAGCACAAATGTGGCACATGTTTCAATTGTTCGGCCCGCACATTCACCTTGGTGGAGAGATTCCCTTCTATATGTGCGAGATTGACATTTCTGTTGAGGATTTGCGTTGAAATGGCTGTGGAGCCTTCTTCTGTTCTTTGTTTGTATTAACGTAGACAATCCCTCTAGGAGCTTCGCTGTCTCTGACATTGTTTGTTTGAAAGCTGTCGTAGAGCATGAGGCTTCAGGAGAGACTTTAGCAGGGAAGCGTGCTGTCTTAGACGTTGTTCTAGAGCGTATGAAACGTACAAACAAGAGTTGTCCTGTTGTGGCTCTACAGCCTAAGCAATTCTCTGACTTCACATGGCAGAATATTCTTGAAACAAAGAGCTTGACAGGATGGGAAGAGTTGTTTAGAATGTCTCCTGTCTGTAGAGGATGTACTCATTTTCATAGGTTGGACAAACATCCTGAGTGGAATAAGAAGTTTAAACATCGTCGTACAATTGGTTTACATAAATTTTACATGGAGGAAACATGAAACGTTCTATTGCTCGTAAATGGGCAAAAGCTTTAGAGAGTGTTGAATATCAACAAACAAGGGGTGAACTTCGTAATACTGTTGGCTTCTGCTGCCTTGGTGTCCTGTGCAACATTCATGCACAAGAGCATCCTGAAATCGCTGCTGAACAAACGAGTATGTATGAATATCTGGGAGAAGAAACTGAACTTCCATTTGAAGTGAGAGATTGGGCAGGTATGGATTCTATCTCAGGTAAATTCCCTCGTGGTTTGATTAAAGAAGTTCCTACTGCTGATAGTCTGATTGATTTGAACGATGATGCAGAATGGAACTTCAAACAAATTGCAAAAGTGATTCGTAAATATTATAAGGAACTGTAAAATGAGCAATAAAGAACTAAACGCACAACTGGCAGCATTGGTAAGTGAATTTGAGGCAGCACTGAGCAAAGCAGAATCTTTTGCAATGGAACACAATCTGAGTTTCCACATTACACCTACGTATGGTATGGGCGGAACTTATGATGGTACAGAGGGCGAATGGTTTGCGTCGAGCCAAAGCTGTTAATTAAAGGAGATAACATGGAAAATATTATCATTGCGGGTCGCACCCTAGAAGAACTGAAGCAGATTCAAAAAGAAGTTCGTAAAGATGCAAATAAATACATTGCACAATTTATTGAAGCTGGTGAGAGTGCTGTTAAAGAAATTCTTGAATTGGTTGAAGTAGATGATGAACGTGATGAAGAGGCAGAGGGTGTAGAAGATGTTTCTGAAAAAGTTACAGCACTGGCTGCTGTAGCAGAGAAGAATCTGGCACAAGCAAAACTGATTAGTGATATTTCTGGTGTCTCTTATTATCTACCATTCTCTGAAGAGTGGAGTAATGATGGTTATTATTGCCAACTGGAACAGCGTTACGAAGGTCTGCCTGACAATAAAGCTGTAGATGCACTATTTAGTATCATTGATAGTATGGAATCTGAATCGCGTAACTGGCACTCTAGCCGTTGCTGATATAAAACTATTTTAAAGGAAACTAAAATGACTCAACAAGAAATTCTGGCTCTGGTTGCACAACAAATTGAAGATGCAAAGAACCTGCTGAATTCTGCTAAAGAACTGGCCGATAGCAACAACGTCTACTTTGATTTTGACAGTGCGATGCAGAACCTATATGAAGATGTGACGGGTGACTGGATTGACTGGAACTATTCTTCTTGCTAAAATAAAGGAATAAACAAATGACTACTGTAACTATTTCTCGTGAAAAATACGAAGAACTGATGGCAATTGCTGGTAAGGAAATTATTACTAAGCAGGAGGCTCAACGAATTATCTCTAATAACGTTGAATCTCTGAAAAAGCTTGTGAAAGAAACTCAAGAAGTAGCTGATGAGAATGGTTTGAATTTCTATATTGACCTGACTGACGGATATGCTCAGGGTGCTACTTATGAAAATGGAAATTGGTCTACTAGTTCGGATAACTGCTAAGGAAAATAATGCTACTCATTGGCTCTCGTGCTATTCAATATTGGCTCCCTGATTGGCGAGAGCCACTTGATGTAGACCTTGTAGGCACTTACGATGAAATTGAAGCCTATCGTAAGAGGAATAATATCAAAGTGTTCTATCCAATCAATGAAGGTAAGACAATCTTCATGCGTGACAGTGAGGGTGTTATCCATGAAGCCGAAATAGCGTGGGAAGGCTCTCGTGCAGAAAAGCTGATTAAGTTTGTTGAGGGTCAATCTGACAATGGCAGGGTGGGACAGGGGATGATTGTTCCTTCTTTGGATGTCCTGTTGCTGCTGAAGATGTCTCATAGATATCTAAAAGATTCGCCACACCATTTTAAAACAATGGATGATATCTTTGCTTTGCGTAAAGCTGGTGCAAAGATTCGTGAGGAGCACAAAGAGTTTCTTGCTGATCGTGAGAAAGATACCTACATACATAAAACGCCAAAACTGAATGTGAAGAAGGGTGAATTCTTTGCTGGTGATGGTATCAATTATGAATGGGAACATGACGATATTCACCAAGCACTGAAGTTTATGGATCAACCTGCTTACCTCTATTACGCTGGAGGAGAAGTTTGGTCCGACATGTCAAAGTTCAAACAATGTTCTCGTGAGATTCAACTGTACGGTGTATTAGAGGAATGCCTAACTTTGGCCGCTGAACGCTCGCAGCTATGTTTCAATCCTCGTCCTGATCCTGATTGGAGCTTTAAGTTTGCTCTGGGAAAAGTGAGTTCATCAATCTGCGGTGGATATTTCCGGGAGTTTGCATGGGAGAACGCTTATGCTGTGATGGAACTGTATGAGAAAGAAGGTAAAGGTTATATGGACAAAGTAGATGAAGCAATCAAAAATGGTATTATTCAACGAACTAAACAAAAGGAAGCTGCATAATGGCACTAATCAAAACTTACGTATGTGATGTGAGCGGTAGGTCTGGTACAGATGAAAATGACTATTTTGAAATCTCTATCACTTCCCGCCCAAGTGGCAAGGGTAGTTACTATCAGACAAATGTTCTGAACAAACTTCTGCACAAAGACGTTGCTGAAAAGCTCCATCTGGTGAAAGTGAAAGAGCCTGAGAATAACCCTGCACCTACTCTGGAAAGTCAATTACTGGCTCTACTCCAAGAGTGGAAAGACAGTATTGTTGAAGAGGCTTCCGAGAGTGCTATTCAGAGTGTGAGGAACTAATATGGGTGTTGATTATCAAGCTGTGTTAGTTGTTGGTTTAGACCGAGATGAATTTGCTGAACAAGACACAGAAGATTTGTATGACAAAGGCTTGTCTTTCTACAGCACTTACTATGACGGCTCTTACGGTATTGTAGGTATTCCTGTTGCTAAATCTGGTGTATATGATTACAGAGAAGTGGAAGATGATTTAACATTGAAGATTATTGATGCAAAGAATAAGTTCTTTGAAATTACTAAGAAATATGGTAAACTTTATATTTCAACCTATGGATGGTAAAATGCAATATTCAATTGATGTACGATGGATTGTAGAAGCAGAATCCCTTGCTGATGCAGAGTTGTTAAAAGAAAACATCTGCGATCTTGTAGCAATTCAGACAGACAACAAAGAACTGTTTGATGCCCTTGTTGATGAAATACCAGCAGTGGTGCAGGAATATAACTAGGAGGAACAATGAATTTCAAAGAACGTGTAGACATTCTTCGTTCTCAAATCGAAGAAATTAAGAAAGAATTTGCAGCATACATTGCTGACACATCTGTTCCTCTGGATGAGCGTTGGGAAGTGTTTATGAGTGCTCCTAGCGATTTGCGTAATCATTCCCGTTGGATTGAACGGTTTGAAGGGCTTCCAGATGATGACTTTATTGGTTATGGTGGGCCTGTGTGGGTTGAACGTCATCAAACAGTGGATATTTCTGATATCCTCTCTGTACTAGAAGAACAAGATGAGTACGACTTTGATTTCTCCAAATTAGATGTTGCGGCATTCAAAGAGGATGTGCTGAAACGTAATCTTTATTCCTTTGAATACGATTGGTGATACAATGCCTAAATACGCTATTAGTATCTCTACTATCGTAGAGGTAGATAACTTTGACGAAGCCTATATTGCAGCAGATGTTATTGTAGATTTTCTTAAACATCACTATTTGGCAGAAGACCCTCATCACTGGAATGTAGAGGAGCTTGAGGATGAGTGAGAAAATGTATGACGTAGATGTCACTGTATGTGTCTATGCAGAGTCTCCTGAAGAAGCTAAACAGAACATTTTCCCATTCCTTGTTGCTGCTTATGAACAGGAAGTGGCAGAGGGATTTGATTTTTATGGTGAGGAGGAAGAATGAAACGATCTGTAGAAGTAGTAAAAACTGTAGAATATGACATTGAAATTGATGACAGCATTCTCAACCAAGAATTCGTAGACAGCTTTGAATCCGGCTTCTGGGAGCTTGATGGTGACACTCTGGAAGAGAAGATTGATGGGTTGTTCAAGGTGGCAGCTTATCAACTAATGAATGGTGAAACACAATTCATTGAGGGTATTGGTGCTTGTTGTGACAAGGGTATGCAATCATACTATAAAGAATTTTATCCTGACAAAGAATTTCGAGTGCTGTACAAAGAAACTTACGAAGAAATCGAAACGGAGATAGTGCCCTAGCGGTCACTCCTTTCTCCATAAATTACGAAAGGTATATTAATGAATCTAACAGAGACACAAGCATTGCGACAGAAGCTGTCTGAGATGACAGAGAGAGATTTTGAAGAGTGGTTAGAAGGCAAGAACAATCCTGCTTGGAATATCGGCTATGAGGCAGGTTATGATGATGGGCAGAGTGATATTGCAGCAGACATCAGTAGTGCTCGTGAAGAGGGTTATGACAATGGCTTTGATGACGGTCATTACAACGGATTCCGTGAAGGCCGGGAAGAGGGTTATGAAGCTGGATATGGAGAAGGTTGTGAAGCCACACAAAGTAAATTTGGAGAGGATTATTAATGACGTTTAGTGCAAAACTAATTGCTGTGACGAAGCCTGTTGTAGAGGGCCTAGAGGATATGCACGACCTGATTGCATATTGTGCGCGTGTGAGTAATCCCTCTAATCAGATGAATATGGATACAGCAGAAAAGCTTACTGCCTATCTGATGAAGCACAAACATTGGAGTCCGTTTGAGATGGCTAATGTTGTTGTGGAAGTGGAATCCCCACGAGATATTGCTCGCCAACTTCTGCGACACACTAGCTTCAGATTCCAAGAGTTCTCTCAGCGTTATGCTGATGTGACACAACTTGAACAAGCTTTCTGTCTTCGTGAGCTTCGTATGCAGGACAACAAGAACCGCCAGAACAGCCTAGAAGCTGATGATGAATTGCTTGCTGATTGGTGGAAGAGTGAACAAGCAATGCTTCTGCATATTGTCAAAGACACGTACACTCGTGCTCTGAATCGAGGTGTTGCTAAAGAGGTTGCTCGTGTAATTCTTCCTGAAGGACTTACTATGAGTCGTCTATACGTGAATGGTACAATTCGCTCTTGGATTCATTATCTGGAAGTACGCATGGAAGAAGGTGTGACTCAGAAGGAACACGTTATCCTCGCTACGCTGATTGCTGAACAAATCAACAGTGTGTTTAAGGTTACGTCCTAAAGGCCGTTTATGATCATCAAAATCATCTTGACATTCTTACTCTTGTTGCTTATCATCATGGGCATCCCTTCCGGTGTTCGTTTGTACAAAGAAGCAGGAGGTACAATTTCTCTGTTGCTTAAGATTGTTTGTTGTGGTATCATATCTATTATGGTCATCACAGCCCTTGTGATTGTTTTCTAGGAGAAGTAAAAATGTTACTGTGCCTGTTAGGTGTTTTGATGGTTGGAATTGGCGTATATTTTGGCCCTTTGGTAAAGCAGCCTAATAATATTTTCACTAGTGCTGTCACAGGTCTTATCACTGGTTTTGGTATTACGGCCATTGCTATTAGTATTTTTGGTTAATTAATTTATTCTAGAGGAATATTTATGAAAAAGTTTATGTCTGTTGTAGCTGCTATTATTATGGCAAGCTCTCTGTCGGGTTGTTTCAAAGTTGTTGATCAAGGTAAGGTTGGTCTGCGTAAGAATTTTAACAACACCATTGACAGTACAGAATTGGTGGCTGGTTCGTTCAATCAAACTCTCGTAGGTTCTGTGCTGGAAGTTCCTATCAAGGAAATCTCTGTAGATGTGTCTGACCTTACGCCTCTGGCAAAGGATAATTCTACAATGGGCGACTTCGATGTATCTGTTGTCTACAGCATTAACCCAAGCTCTGTAAGTGATTTGTACATTAACAAGAATCGCAGCTTCCACGCTCTTGATGATCAAGGTGAAATCCATCTTATGCACACTTACCTGCAAAACACTGTTAAGAATGCTGTTTACAAAGTGGCACGTCAGTATGACGCTCTGACAATGAATGACCATCGTGCAGACATTGAACATGAGATTCTTGCACAAGTGAAACAAACTCTGGCAGAGGAAAAGTTGGATAACGCTGTTCTCGTAACTCAAGTGCAAGCTCGTAGTATTAAGGCAAATCCTGCTATCATTGATGCAGCTAACAATCTGATTAAGGCTAAGAGCGAACTGGCAGCAAAGGAAGTGGAAGTGCAAACTGCCAAGAAAGAGTCTGAACGTATGGCTTCTCTGGCAAACAATGCAGGTCAATCTATTTCGTATATGCAGGCTCAGGCACAACTGATGATTGCTGAAGGTGTTCGTAATGGTAAGGTGAATACGATTGTGATTCCATCCGACTTCCGAGGCATTGTCAACACGAAATAACAACAGGGGCCGAAGCCCCTTATGACATATGAAAATTGAATACTTTCCAGAACGTTCTTTGATTCAAGTAGGAAAGGCCGAAATTACTCTCTATTGTCCGTACAAGAACGCCCGCGAATGGGCAAAAGAGATGCTTCGCCAGAATGATGTTATTGTGCCTCACGGGGATAACATCAAAACTTATAACAAGCGTCTAGGTGACGAATTCGGATGCTCTATTGCTGTTTTGTATAAGCACTTTAACAAGCTTCAAAAGAAAGCTTTCATCGTTCCTGTGTATCATTTGTATAAATATGTCAATCTGTACAATGGATTCAAAAAAGGTGCAAATATATCCACTATTGCGCAGTT